GCGCGTGTAGCGGCGCCCGACCACCTCGACGTTGCTTTCCAGGAAGTCCTCGACGAGGTGGTCCGGGATGTTGAACGTGCGCTCCTTCAGCGGACCGCGCGCCTTGATCTTGAGGAACTCGGGCCGGACCGTGTCGACGGTCTTGCCGGTCAGGGTGCTGAACACCTCGTCGGCGATCTCCCGGCCCAGTTCGTCCGGATTGCCGATGAACGCCGCCTCGCGCTCGATGCGGGCCTGCGTCTCGCGCTCCAGCAGCTTCGCCTTGAGCGTCTCGATCTTGCGATCAGCCTCGGCGTCCAGCGCTTGGTAGACCCGCGACACGACCCCCTTCACCTCTTCGGAGGTGGAAAACCGCGGCCCCTTCGGATCGGTCGCGCCGACCCGGGCCAGATCCCGGTCAAGCTGCTCGACCAGTTCGGTGAGCCGGAACGCATCCCGGTCGCCGTGCCGCAGCACCGCCCGGGCCTTGAAGAAATCATCCTGCAACGCTTCCAGAAAGTCCTCGACCGATGGCCGCTCGGTGTGTTCTGGGAAATATCCTTTCTCCCAGGCATGCCGCGCCATGTCGTCGAGGGTCCAGCCGCCACCGTCGGTCTGGGCGCGCTTGCGCTCCTTCCGGACGAAGCCGGGCCGGGCCTTATTCGTGATGCCGCGGTGCGCCAGCTCGCCGCCGAGGTCCACCAGGCCGCCGGCCTTGTGAACGAACTGCGTGAGGGTGTCGACGCCCTGCGGCCGCGGCGCGCCGCCCTGGACGATGCGCAGCGCCTGTCGGATGTCGCCTTCGTTGAAATCGCCGGCCTGGATCTCGCCGCCCTGCTCCCGCAGATCGCGCTCCGCGGCCCGGTGCAGCTTGCTCATTTCCAGGTCGTCGATCTCGCGGCGCAAGCTTTCGTGCCGGCGCTCGACGCCGCGATCGAACTGATCGGCCCATTTCGGCAGGCTCTGCCGGACCCAGTCGACCACGACGCCCTTGAACTCGCCCTCGCGCGCGATCAGCCGGTTCCGGTTCCACATGCGCGAGAAATAGCTGGACGCGGTCTCGACGCTCACGTCCGACGGCAGCAGGCCGGCCTTGACCGCCGCCTCCTTCAGAGGATCGAACACCTCGCGGCGCCATTCCTGGGCGACCTTGGCGACGGCCGGATCCGTGTCGCTGTCGCTGCGCCGCATCGCCCGGCCGACCGCGTGTCGGAAATCGTCGCGACCAAGTTCCCCGCCGGCCTTGCGGTATTCGAGCCAGGAATCATCGGTGACGCGCAGCGCCTTGCCGAGGCCGGCGTTCCACTCTTTCGCGAGCGTTTCGGCTGAGATGTCGGAGGCGATGCCCTCCATGTTCTTGCGCAGGTAGACGCTGCTCTCGACCATGTTGCCGATCACGTCGCGGGTCGCGGCGCTCGGGCTGGTCAGCCCCCGCAGTAGCGGGTTCATCTGGGACGTGGCGCCGGCGACCGCCGACGCGGCGCGGCCGGCAATGGTGTTGGCGTCGATCGGCATCGGGCCGGCAGCCGCGGCACCCGCCGAGGCCGGAGCGGCGGCGCCGGCAAGGTCGTCGCCGATGGCCGGGGCCGTCCCGCCGAGATCCGCGTCCAGCGCGCGCACCGCGGCGCGCCACTCCGCGCTGCTCATCAGTTTCGCCCCGCCGGCGCCTAGCAGGCCGCCCAGCAGGACCGAAGCCCCGATATTGACCGCACTCTCGCCGGCGGTCCTGGTCTCCTGGATGCCGTGCAGCGCCGCTTCCTGGGCCGCCGTCGACACGCCAGCCATCAGGCCGGTCTGCGCCGCCGAGCGCCCGATGGAGATGCCGCCCTTGACCCCGCGCACCAAGGCACCGCCGGGGATCGCTGTGGGCCAGTCCAGGATGCCGGCCGCCATCTGGGACGGCACGGACTGCCACCATGGTGCGGCCGCGAGGGTCTTGCGGTCCTCGCGCTCCTGGTAGATCTGCCGCTTGCGGGCCTCGAACGCGCGCGTGCTGTGCACGTCGGCGAAACTCGGCCACTCCGCTTCGAGATCCGTGCCCTTGATCGCGTCCCACGGCTTGAATCCGGGCTCGCGATAGCCGAGGGCCTCCCGTGCCTCGGAAGAGAAATAGGCCCCGACGGTGTTGTCCTGCCGGAATGCCGCCGACATGGTCGCGCCCCAGGACGGGCGATCCGTCGGCGCGTCGCTGCCGTGGTCGACGTCCAGCGCGCCGGGCGTCACCGCGAACTGCGACGGGACGCTCAGCGGTGCGTCGAGGCGGGTCGGCTCAAGGTCGATGATCGGCATCAGGGCACGTACCAGGGCCGGCGGGTATCGCCCGCCAATTCCGCATTGAGGTCGGAGATTTCGGCGGCCCGGCCCAGCGCCTTCTCGCGCGCGCCGGAGACCTGCTCCCGCATGCGCTTCGGGTCAGGCTGGAACGCCTTGCCGGGCGAAAGCATGTGCAGCCGGCCATCCTTGTCGAGCCAGGACAGCGAGTACGGCACCGGCTCGCCGGTCGGGTAGGCGCGCGCGGTCTGGCCGCCGGGTGTCGGCCCGATGATCAGCTTGTTGCGGGGCACGTCCTGCCCGGCCGCCGCCTTGATGTCGGCGATTGCCTGCTCGGCGATGCGGTCGGAGGCGTCCGGGATCGCCGCATAGGCCGGCGCCCGCTCGGGCGGGAAGCGCATCAGCACGCCGCCGGTCGAGCCGGTGACATAGGTCACGCCCCACACCTTCTTCATCTGCGACTGCGCCAGCGTCTTGGCCAGCTTCAGGTCGCCGGTTTCGAGATAGCGTTCCTTCACCAGTTCGGCATAGTCGGCCTGCGCAACCTGCCGGGCCTCCGGCGTGAACTCGGCGGCGGGTCGCCCGAACAGCGGCAGACCCTCATTGAATGCGGATTTCAGGTCGGCCGCCAGGTTGCCGGCCTGCGCCTCCTTGGCCAGGATCATGTCGACGTCCTCGGCCTTGATCCGGCGCTTGAGGTCGGCCTGGTATTCGGGCGACTGCTCCTTGACGAATTTCGCGGCGGCCTGTTCGGCCGACATGCCGTAGTGCTCGACGTTGTGGCGGAAGGCGACGGCGGCATCCTCGATGTCCGTGCGGCCATCCACGCCGGCGAGGACGTTCGGGTTCTTGGCCAGAAGGTTCGCGCTGAGCTGCAGCGCGCTGGCGACCCGGCCGGCGTCATTTGACACCAGCGAGGCCCTCAGATCGCGCGCGGCCGTGGTCGGCACCATGCCCGTTCGGTCCACCACGGCCTGCAGGGCGGTCATGTTGCCGCCGAGCGCCGCATAGACCTTGTCGACCACCTTCTTCTCGCCCTGGTCGAACGGGTTGAACGCGCCGCCCTCGGGGTCCTGGAACTTGGCGATCGCCGCCTGCAGCTTCACAACGTCGTCGGCCGCGGAATCGTACTGCCGCAGGAGCGCGTTGCGGCGCGGCTCCGACAGGTCCGGATTGCTCTCGATATCGGCGCGCGCCGGGAGCGGCGCCTTGCCGGCCGACGCGTCGAGCACCTGGCGTTCGAACTGCTCGCTCGTGGCGATGTCTCGCTGGCTGCGGTCCTGGACCTTCGCGGTCTCGATCTGGCCGCGCCAGTACAGCGCACGCTCCGGGTTGGCCATCTCGGGCTTGCCGGCAGACTGGGCGCCCATCCGGGCATAGTCCATGACGGACGTCCCGTTGGCGTCCCGCGGCGCGTCGGCGCCGTTGCTGGCCAGCGCCCGCTTGGCGCCGCCGACGCCGCCCAGATGCAGCATCGCCTGCAGGCCATCGCGGGTGATGGTCACCCCGCCGACGTCCTGGCCGATGAACTTGTCGAGCCCGTTGGCGGCGATCTCCTGGTCCATCCGGCTGACGTGCAGCCGATAGGCGGTCCGCTGCGCCTCCGGGCTCGCCCGGAAATCGGCCAGGGTCTTCACCTCCGGATGGCCCGGAATGTTGAAGGCTCCGCCCCATTTGCCGGGCGCCGCCTGCGGTGTCGTCGACCAGCTTTTCAGGTTCTCGCCGGCGCCGGGCGTATAGACGCCCAGATCGGCCAGCCGCGGCGCGCCGAACTGGTAGAGCCCGACGAACCCGAACGGATTGACCTTGGTCGGATTGCCGCCGGATTCGCGCTTGGTCAGCGCGCCTTCAAAGCCGCCGGCCCCGCCCTTTTCCGGAACGCTGCCGTAGAATTTCTTGGCGACCGCGTCGGCCTCATCCAGCCGGCCGGCGCTCTTGAGCCCGGCGATCGCCGAATCGACGATCTTCCGGCGCTTCTCGTCGCGGACCTGGGCAAAAGCCTCCGGCCCGAACAGTCCCTCCTTGCCGGCTAGCACCTCGTCGGCCCGCTTCAGCGCGCCGTCGACATCGCCGGTCCCGAGCGCCTCGGAGGCGACGGCGTCCAGGTTCTTGCCCGTCTGGTCGGCCAGGGCGCGGATCCGCTCGTTGTGCTCGATCGTGACGCCGGAGACCATCGCGGTTTCCCGCAGGTTCATCGCCCGGCTCTGGATCGCCCGCTGTGCCTTCTCGGATGGCGCCCAGCCCTGTCCGCGCAGGGTCGTCATGCTCTCCTGCTCGGCGCGGCTCAGCCGCTCGCCGAGCTTGGCGGTGAAGCCCTCGCCGCCGGCCGGCATCTCCTGCCGGGCCGCCAGCAGCTCGCGCTGCAGGCGCGGCTTGTGCTCCAGTTCCCACGTATCGACGGCGACCTGATCCTCGGCCGCCTGCCGCTCGCGGTGGAGCTTCTCGCCGATGGCGCCTAGGGCCTTGCCGAAATCCTCCACGGCACCGCCGACGGCAGCACCGCCGCTCGCCACGGCGTCGCCGACCTGCGCCCCGAAGTCGGCGCCGGTGGCCCGGCGGGTGCCGGGGTCGCGGGCGACGGCGACCGGGGCAATGCTCTCGGGGCCAGGGATACGAACGGGCGCCATTATTGACCCCACCCAGCCATTTGGGCGCCGCCGCGCAGGATGGTCGTGCCGGCCTTGAGGTAGCTGGCCGTCTTGGCCGAGGACGCGGCGTGGCTCGCCGCCTCCATCGCGTACCGGCCGCGCTCGCGCGACAGGATCGCGTCATCCTCCATGCGCCGGGCCCGGCCCTCGCCGGCATGCATCAGCCGGGAAGCGCCCAGCGCGACCTCGGCGACGGTCGCCTCGTCCACCAGGAGCGGCGAACCGGTCGACCCGATCACCCCGGTGGCGCCGCGCGCCGCGCGCCCCGCCGATACGCCGCGCATCTCGCGGCGGAAGAAATCGCTCGACTCGGCGCCGGCCGCGTCACGCTCGGATGCAGCCTGTATCTCGGACGACCTGGCATTGTATTCGGCCGACTGCTGCTCGGCCCGGCCCTTCATCATGGCGCCGTCGGCCGCCGCCTTGCCCTCTTGCAGCGCGCCGAACGCCTGCAGCGCCGTGGAGCCGGCCATCAATGCAACGGGAAGTGCCATTAGTTCGCTTTCCGGTAGACGAAACGCTGATAGGTGGACCCGTCCGGTGTGGCAACGCGCTCGCCGGCGATCGGCGTAAAGCCGGCCAGGCGCAGGAAGCGCGCCGACGACGGCAGGCCGTCAGAGACGTGCGCTTCGATCCAGGCGAAGGGCGCGGCGTCCAGCATGCCCCGGTAGGCGCCGAGCACCGCCATGACCCGGGAGGCCGGCACCCGGCCGAACACGCCCCATGTGACCGCGGCGCCAGCCCCGCAATCAACGAACCCGCCGGCGACCACCGGCGCGCCGTCGACCTCGAGCGTGCGGGCGTGCGGATCGTCGCACAGAACGGAGATGTCGACCGAGTCGTCGAGGAACGGCCGCGCCGCGAGTTCAGCCGCCTGGGCCCCTATGGCGGCCATGTCGGCCCGGCACAGCGGGCGCAGGACAATGCCCATCAGCGCGACCGGGTGTCGACGCGAGGCGTGATGCCTAGAAGGGTCCACGGCAGGCCGGCATTGCCCCGCATCCAGACGCGCGGGTCGGTGTCGAAGCCGCCGTCGGAGGAATGTTCGACCTCCCCGGTGAACAGCGGCGCCGCGGTGCCCATGGCGTGATCGCCGCGGCGGAACGGAACTGGGTTGAAACTCAGGTTGCCGTCCTTGGACAGCTCCACCCCATATTCGAACGGCGCCGAGTCGAGCACCACGAAGACCAGCCCGTTGACCGTCTTGGTCAGACCGACGCTCGAGCCGGAGGGCGATCCGTAGGGCAGCTTCAGGCTCTTGTACGCCCATTCGTAATCGAGGCCGACATGGACCAGCGCGGCGGCGGTGCGTAGCGTGATCTGCCCGGACGCCACGGTGGCGCTCTGCTGCAGGGCGCCGTCGGCCACGACCATCACGGTCTCGCCTTCCAGGTGCGATAGGCCGGTGATCGTGGTGGTCGCCGCGCCGTCGTATGTCGCGGCGCAGTCGAGATAGACCGCATCCTTTTGGGCGGCGACCTGGGCGGCCTCCCATGCGGCGCGGCTCTGGTAAGCGCCGCGGTTTGGTCCCTCGTAATAGCCCTCCATCACCTCGATGTAGCGCTTGGTCGCGCCCCCGATGGTGCGGCGGACGATCAGCCAGAGTTCGTCCCGGTCCTCACTGGAATAGACCTGCCCGGATCCGGAGCCGCCCGGAATGACGGCGATCGACTCGACCACCGCGGTGCTAGCCGCGCTGCCAGCAATCTCCACCGGCGTCCAGCCGATGACGTTCTGGGCGCGCTTGTAGGTCATGACGGCCAACTTTCCGTCTTCCAGCCGGGCCCAGACCTGCGAAAATGGCTCTTCCTGGTAGACGATCTGGGCGATGCCGCCGCGCGCGATGTGCTGGGACAGGATCGTGGTGTCGCTGGCCTGGAACCCGTCGATCTCGAACGAGAAGCCGATGTCGTAGAGGGAGCGCCGCGATCGATGCGCGAACAGCCCGACGCTGTCGATCTGAATCGGCGCGATGTCGAGCCCCTTCACGCTCGTCTGCGGCTCTGCCGCGAAGTCCGACGGCGTCAGGACGGAGCCGCGTGACGCCACGGCCCATTGCCCCGTCGAGGTGCCGACCACCAGCCGCCGGGCGCCGATCAGCCACAGGATCGGAGAGACCCGGGTGGCCGCCAAGGTGAAGTCCAGGGCGTCGTCATCCTCGACCGTGGTGGCGCCCTCGACCCAGGAATCGGGGCGCATGTGCTCGAAATCGGCGGTCTGCGAGCCCCACAACGTCTGCGGCTGGCTATCGGTGCGCGCGGCCAGCAGGCGCTGCTGGTGGAACGTCGCGGTGCGCGGCCAGCCCGTCGTGTCGGACCATGCGCCGAGCCGCCATGTTTCGGTCGGCGAGACCGAGGCAATCTTACGATGCACCCATGCCGTGACGTGCTGCGCGTCGGTGTATGCGGTGATGACCGCCCAGCCCGGCTCACGGCCGGCATGCTCGATGCGGATCAGCCTGCCGATGTCGGTCGCGGCGAACGGCCGGAACTCGTCCAGCGCCGTAATGGTCACCGATCCGGTTGCGCCGCTGGCCTGCAGCATGCGCGCGCGGGTGTTGTAGACAAACACCCCGCCGACGCCGCCGGCGATCGCGTCGTCCTGGTCGGCCGAGAAGGTCAGGTGGAAGGGCGAAACGCCGGGCGTAAAGCTGATCGTGTACCAGCCGGCCACGTAATTGGTCGTCCCGGATATCTCGCCGCCGCCCGCCGTGGAGCCGACGCTGACGGACACTTGCCCGCCACCGACGGTCTGGAAATGCATGACATGCAGCTTGGTCGGCGCTCCGGTCGTGACGGACTGGCGGATCGCCGCCGAACCCGCCGTGTCGTGCCGGCGCAGCAACACCACTCCGCTGGGCGAGTCGTAATCCACATAGCCCGAGGTCGTCCCGACCTGGGTCCATCCGGCCAAGCCGCCGTCGAAGCTGCCGTTGGTGTCCAGGCGCTGTGCGGCCAGGTCGGTGTCCGGATTGACGCCGAGCCACGGGCCGTCCTGCCAGAACACCTTGGCGAGAGACCAGGACGTGTCGCCGCGTCGATCCAGTCGGTACGGCGCATAGCTGCCGTGGAACAGGTAGAGCACGTCGGCCGATTGCGTGACCCTGACCGTGCCGACATCCGCGGCCGCATAGGGTGAGGTCAGCTCGATCGGGACGTCCGACAGCACCGAGATGTTGTCGACATAGACCGTGTCGGCCTGCTCGTTGAGGAATTGCAGGTACACGGTGCCGGTGCCCGGCGCGAACGTGATGGTGTGCCAGCCCATTTCGAGGCCGGCCGAGCGCAGCAGACTATAGCCGAGCGTGGCCGTGCCGACCTGGGCCGTGACCTTGCTGCCGGGGTTGCCGACGAGCTCGAACCTGACGACATGGGCGGTCGCCTGGTCACCCGACGCGACGGTGAGCGCCTGTTCGGCCCAGCCGAATCCGTTGGCCGCCCCGGTGAGCGCCATCCGGCCCGAGGAGTGCCATGCGATGGATCCGCCGCCGGTCGAGCGGTTCGTCCAGCCCGTGATGTTGGCGCCGAAGGCCCCGTTCGTGATCGCGGTTGTGGTGGCCGGCGCCGAGATCCAACCTTGGTTGCGGAGGAACCGGAAATACAGGTCGCCGGCCTCGATCATATAGGCTTGGTCGGAAACCGGATCGAACGGGATCAGCGCCGACTCGGAGGACGAGGCCTTGGCCTCTTTCACGAAGCGCGTGCCCGGGCGGAGCGTCACCCCACCCTGCGGCAGGCAGATCAGATTGAGGCCGCGCGCGATCGCCGCGGGGTACTTTTCGAAGTCGACGCGGGCGTCCATCTTGGGCGAGAACTCACCCGCATTGGAGGCGCTGAGAAACGGCGTTGCTTTGCTCAAGACCAGCGGCTCCGTCCCGACGACCAGCCGTAGGCCCGGCGCGACGTGGCCCAGGACCCCTCCGGAAGCCGGTCCGGGAAGTCCTCGATGCCGTCGATCGACGCGGCTTGGCGCATTGCGTCCCGCATGTCCTCTTTCAACCGGTCTCGAAGCGAGCTGCTGTTGGCGATACCGGTTGCGAAGATCATGGCCAGCCGCAGGATCAGGACCTGGCGGAACGTCGTCGTCATCAGGCTGGGGTTGGTGACCTGCCGCACGTATCGCAGGTAGCAGGCGGTCGCGTTGGTGAGGACCGCGTTGACGTATCCGTCATCGCCCTGGTCCAGGCCCTCGATCTTGTATTCGAGGTCGCCGCCGCCGGCGTCGCTGTCATGGACGGAGACGACGCGCAGGCAGTCGGGCGGGATCGTATAGGCGCAGGAGAATTCGAACGCCGGCGCGGTGGCGAGTTGCGCCAGCCGGGCGCGCGTCATCGCGAAGTTCCAGGGGTGGCGGCGCAAGAGGTCGTCGCGCGCCTGCGCGAGCACGTCGCGCGCAACGCCGGCCGATGCCACTGCATCCTCAATCGACGTGATGCGGCGGTCGCCGACCTCGCGCAGGGCGGCGTTAACGATTTCGGTGTCTGACGAGATTATCGCCTCCCCTCAAGTGCCAGCGGGCGATTAGCCCCGCTTCCCCTTGCCCTGCCCTGCGGCCTCGACGGGCTCGGCAGGCTCATCCGGTCCCGGAACGGCGACGATGTCGCCCACCAGCACCAGCGGCACGGCCTGGGCGCCCGGGCTGGACGCCACTACCCGCACGGTCGCGAACTCGAGCAGCCGCGCGTCGCGCCGATGGCCTTCGGCCCGGTCGAACCGACACAGCGTGATGGAGTCGCCGGCGTAGAGCTGCGAGCGCAGCGGCATGAAAAACTGGTCGTGGATCACGTCCTTGAGCGCAAACGCGGTCCGATGCTGATAGGTCTGACAAAACGGCATGGCATCGCCCATGCACAGATCCTGCGGGCGGGCGCGAAGTTCGTTGCTCATGTGGCCTCAAAGCTGGAGAAGGGATGACGGGGGCCGGAGCCCCCGCCGGTTGTCGTCCGACCGTTAGTCGGTGTCGGTCGCCGTCAGTGCCAGGGTGTCGGCCACGTCGACCGCGGTGGCGGACAGGCCGTTCACGACATGGAAGCCGACCGTCGAAACCGAGGTCGGCACCGAAACGCTGTCCACGGTGAGGCGCAGGATCACGTCGCCCAGCTTGAGGCGATTGTCCGGCGTCGCAGTCGCGGTCAGGAAGTAGTCGGCGGTGTCGACCGTCGCCGCGGCGTCCGCGGTGACGTAGTGCCAGAAGTTGTGGCGGCCGAGATGCTGGATCAGCCGCAGATTGGCTGCGTCATAAGCCATTGGAGTGCTCCGAGTTGATGAAGGGGGAAGTGCAGCGGGGCCGAAGCCCCGCCGCGTCAGCCGTCAGGCCGTTACGAGGTCGGCAGGGCCGCGGTGTCGTCGATGGTGCCCTTGATCACGCCCGCGTCGTCGATCAGGCAGGCGCCGCCCGACATCCAGTGGTTGACCCAGTGCGCGGCGCGCGGGCCTTCCCAGGTGATGTCGGCCGCGACAGCCATCTCGCCGTCGACCGCAGCCACGTTGTTGGCAACGGAGCCGGTGGCGTAACCGGCGGCCTCCTGGTGGTACATGAGCAGCGTCGCCGTGGACGTGCCCTTGCCAGCCAGGCCGGTGTGCATCGCCCAGTTGACGTTCATCCAGCGCTTGAAGGTCATGACCGGCGCGCCCGCCACGTAGGGCAGGTTGGCATCACCCACGTAGTCCGCGCGCTTGAACTCGTCGACCGTCATCAGGAAGGCCCAGGCCTTCGGGGTGAGCAGCCCGAAGATGTTGCCATCGTTCGGGGCGTCGTTCGAGAACAGCGCGGTGACCATGTTGATGGCGCTGTTGCGGATCGCGGCCGCGCTGGTCACGGTCCAGTTCGACGCGGTCTGCGAGGTCGTGCCGAGCGCGGTGATGATCTGGTCATCGGTCTTGCGGCCGAGGGCGCGGGCGCCGCCGGTCGCGATGGCCAGCCGCTCGTCGACGTTGGTCTTAGCCTGGTCGAGCTTGTCGACGTAATCGCCGGCATAGAAATCGGCGAGCGTGCAGGTCGCCGGCGTGTGGTCCTGGTTCATCGGCGTGATCACGCCGTGACGGGCCTTGGTGGTGGCCGTGCCCTTGCCGATCTTCTGGAACGTGGTGGTCGATCCGACCACGCCGTCCTTGGTGCGGACGGTCTTGCGCAGCATGCTGCCCTTGCGCTGGTACGCGTGCTTCACTTCGGCTTCGTACTGGGCCACGAAGGCGGCGGAGATAGACGTGCTCATGAGGGATGCTCCCGTTTCGAGCGTTTTCGGGGGAGCACGCACGCAGGTGGCTGACCGGTGGACGCGCAGGCGTAGCCGCGCGAGCGCGGGGGCCTCACGTCATCAGGTCAGGGCTTTGTGTGTGCGGGTTGGTGAGCCTTCGCCGGGGCCTTGCGGGTGGCCGGCGTCGAACTCGTGACGATCCGCCAGGAGGCGGAATTCAATGGGCTGTCAGGCCGCCCGGGCCGCGCCGTGGGGCGCTGCGATGGTTAACGGCCGCCCGATTGAATGGCGAACTGACGCGGTGTTAGACTTCGCCCAATAATTACAGACCCGTGGAGTGGAAATGCCCGATCCGAAGCAGATGGTTCGTTCTCTGATGCGGACGTATCCGTCCGTATTCAATCCGCTGTGGGCAGCCGTCTATCCGGTCCTATTCCGCCGCGACGAACTATGGGCGGGCGACGAGTACGGCGAGCGCGCCGAGGCGTTTCAGGTCATCCACCGCGAGAACCGGTGGGGCTCCGATGAGAGCGTGAGTGGTGTCGGCAGCACCTTGGTCAACACCGCGCCGATGCGCCGAGATCTAGCCCGGCTACTGGAGCGTATGGACATCCGCGCTCTGCTCGACGCTCCCTGCGGGGACTACAATTGGATGCAGAACGTCAATCTGCCTCTAGGGTGCGTCTATACTGGCGCGGACATCGTGCCGGAATTGGTGTCGGATCTCCGTGATCGCTATGGCGACGCGCGCCATAATTTTGTGCTGCTGGACATCGTCAAGGACCCGCTGCCGCCGGCCGAACTCTGGTTGTGTCGCGAGTGCCTGTTCCATCTTTCGAACGCGGAGATCATCGAGGCACTCGAAAATTTTGCCCGGTCCGAGATCAAATACTTCCTGACGACCACATTCGAGTTCGAACAGAAGAACCGTGACATCAAGTCCGGCGGCTTCCGCTTCATCAACCTGCGCAAACCGCCGTTTGATCTACCGAAGCCGAAGCGGCTGATCACTGACTTCGTGGCCCCGGAGCCGCCCCGGTATCTCGGGTTGTGGACGCGGGAGCAGGTGAAATCGGCCTTCAGTCACCCCTGGTGCTTTGGAGTTCCAGCATGACTTTCGCTCATTGGTCCCTCGCCCAATGGTTCGGCATCACCCTCGGCGGCGCGATTTGGCTCGCGGTGATCGTGTCCTGGTTTACCGACCCGCGTAAAGATAACGGCAAGCCTGACCTGCCCGGCGGCATGTGATCAGATCGCCCCCAGCGTCGTCAGGTACTCTCGCATGATCGTGTTGAGCGCCCGCGCGTGAGCAGGCGATGGCACACGGCCCCAGCCGGCAACGGCAATGCGCTGCGTCCCCGCCGCCGAGGCTGTCGCCGCCCCGATCTTGATCGTCTCGTTGTCGAACGACGACGAGGTGGTGATCACGCTGCCGAAAAATCCACCTGACGTCAGGTCCCCGTCCTTGTACACGAAGCCATAACTCGATTTCTTCGCGAACGTATACAGCCCGGGGGTGTCGCTACCGAGGAACACATCGGCGTCGCTTGTCAGGCCATACCGGACGGTCGGTGTGGCTGGCCCGGGGGAGACCCGCCAGTTCGACGTTCCGAGCGCGTGGCTGTCGGAGGCGCCCGCGCTTTCATCCAATGTGAACACGCTCCAATGGCAGTCGTTAGCGGTCATGTCGTAGCCGACGACCGTCGTCAGGTTGACCCCGGTGTCCCAATAGTTGCCGGCGCCCGTGCTCTTGACGCCGCGGTCGGCGGTGAAGCCTGGCGTGCCGACCTTGGTGCAGACCTTGCTGGGGTCCTTCCAGTCGATAAAGCCCGCTGCCTCGCTGTGGGCGGCCGGAATGACCAGCCCGTCGAAGACGGCCCACACCGACCGGCTCGTGCCGTCGGGGCACGGCGCCGAAGTGCCCTTCATCTTGGCGATCGCCGTATTGATCGCAGTCTGGCGGCCGGCATCCGGCGTCGATCCAGCCGATGTCATCGCGCTGACAAGGGCGGTCGTCTCCGTTTGCGTCCCGCCGAGCGCCGTCACCGGGACAGTCGGCTCGTAGAACTTGAAATGCTCCGTAACGAGCGTGTTTGGGAAAACGGTGGTTTCGTCCCAATCCCCAGAGAACGACGAGGGCGCGTTGCCCACCGTGTTCTGGAGCATCGTGAACTTGGACTGGTGCGACTTGGGTGTGGTCGAGAGCGAATGCACCAGGAAATAATCGACGTAGAACTTGATCTGCGTCGGGGTGATCTCCATCGTGTATTCGTGCAGGCCTTCCCGGAAGTCGTCAAAAGCGATGGGGATCTGGCTCTGCCCCCCGGTTAGCGATGTGTCGTGTACGGTGACCCGCACGCCGAAAGGGTCCTGCCCGAACCACTCCTGTAGATCCCATTCCCCGGTGTCGAGCGCTACGGAGTAGGTCCAATAAGCCGGCCACACGCCCTGGCCGCCTTCAAACGGCATCGTGCCGCGGAACGTCCAAACCCCGTATATCCCCTGGTGCCCGCCATAACGCGACATCAGAATGCTGGAGATGAAGGGTCGAGCGAGCCCGTTTTGCGTCGCAATGCTGCGCAATTCGGCCGGAGTGTCCCGCGTCGTCTGCAATGCGAGGCTGTTGCGAAATTCTAGAACCCCGTACCCTTGGTAGGCCGGTCGCGACACGTCAAGGAAGAACGCGTCCTCCAGGTTGTTCGTGGTGCCGCCATAGGCGGTGTTGTTCGGGTTCGTTGGCGCCGCACCCCAACCACCCGGCAGTATGTCGGGGAAGCCAGCAGTCGGGACGGCATTGCGCTGGGCCCACTGGACATCGGTCAGGGCGGCATAGTCGAAGTCATCATCATACGTGAGCGTGTAGCCGGTCGAAAGGTCGATGTCCTTCGCCCAACTCGGAGCGGCGGACCCGTATGTCGCGCTGGCCCAGCTATAGATCTGGAACCGCTCCGTCAGGGTCAGCCGACGATTGAAGACCAGGATGCGGTAGATATCTCCAACCATGCCGCCGGAGCTTCCGCCGATGCGCACGTTGTTCGCAGCGTAGGCGTCGAACGTGAGGTTTCGCACGATCGCAGAGAGCCGGCTGTCGCCCCGGAAGTCCCGCTCAACGAACAGATTCTCCGCCGACGCAACCATGCTCATGAAGCAGCAGACGGTATCGACCGCATAGGTGCTCGCGAGCGCCGCGTTTCCGAGCCCGGTACTGTCACCGACGTACTGATAGAATTTAGCGTTCTGGAACCGGCTCTGGAGGCGATATCCGGCCGAGTTTCCGGCGGTCGTCGGAGCCCGCCACCCGAAGGCGGCGCGCGCCGTCGCGTCGACCGTCGATGTGCTGGCGATGATGATAACGGTTGGCATTTCCCACGCGGCGTCGAACATGCTGACGAGGCCGGCGGTCGCGCAGTCGAGGTACTGTGTCGCGCTGAGCCGCAGCACGGGCTTGTTCTGCGGTCCAGCCGTAGCGACCCACAGGGGCTTGTTGGCGCCCGTCGCCTGAGAGAACACGAAACCCTCAGTCGACGTGATCGAGGCGACGTTGTTGCTGCCGTCCTTGCTGACCGTCCCCGCGGGATCGATGTCGAGAACAAGGCCGGAGAACGTCGAGGGAGCCGCCGCGGCGGGCGTTGTGCCCCGCCATGTGTCGTAATCAGGGAACACGCGGATATTGATCGTCTTCGAGAAAGTGAGCCCGCTCACCGTCTCCGTGACCAGCACCGTGACCGAGTGCCCGCGCGAATAGCCGTTGGAAAGGATCGGCGCGCTTGCGTAGCTCAGCGCCGTCGCCCCCTGGCGGAGTTGGCCATCCGCGTCGACCTTGAAGCGGCTGCCGGCAGTGTCCGTCAGGGTGATCGTGCAGGCGTCGTCGGGCACGCTGGGGTCGATGACGAAGAACTTACCGAGCGGCGTGTCCTCCGCCTGGCCCTCAACGGCCCAATCCATGTCGATGCGAATATCGGTCGGCGCCGCGGGCGGCGCGCTCACCGCGATTGTCTGCGTACTGGCGACCACCGCAGGCACCGAGACCGCGATCTCGTAGGTGTCGTTCGCGAGCCCGTCGCTGAACGTGTATGTGAAGTGGCCGCTGCTATCGGTCGTCGTCGTACCGGACGCAACGTCGTCGAGCGAGACCGTGACCGTTAACCCGGTGACGGCGCCGCCCGGGTTATAGACCTGGCCCGAAACGGTCGGAGTGGGGGTGTCGGTATCTTCGACCGCAAAGACTAGACGCGTACCGAGGTTGCGGCGACGAACGGGCATCAGGCGTACTCCGCCGTCAGGTCTTTGCCGGAGGCGGCGCAGTAGACATAGACCGCGTTGGTGGGCACCGCATGCGGCGGCGCCTCGTAGACATCACCAGCGGCCAGCTTGCGCGAGCCAGCCGCGTTCGCAGCGGGCGTGGTGTCCGTGAAGCTGTACCAGATGTCGGTGTCCGACACGTTCTCGATGTAAAGGTGCTGGCGCGAGGCGTTGGACGCTACCAACAGCTGCGCGCTTCCGGTCGTGGTGATGCTGATATCGATGATCGTAAGCGGATTGCCGCGAGACAGACGCACCGGGTTTTCCTCGCCCCCGAGCGACTTGCCGGCAAGCGTCGGCGATCCTGTAACGGCGCCGCTGGAGTTGATCGTGACTGACATTTCAGATTATCCCGGATGCGAGGTAAGCCCCACCGGCCAAAGCCGATGGGGCTGCTAAGGGTTTATGAGGGCCTCGACAATCGGCGCTAGAAGTGCCGCCATCTTGGAGTAACCCAAGGCATTCGGATGCAAATTGTCCGGGAAGTACGTCGTCGAGATTGGCGAGAACTCAGCAATGTTGGCGTAGTCCGCCACCGTGTATCCCTCGGCGGCGGCGTTATCCCGAATGAGCTGGTTGTAGGCCAGCCGCTCGGTTTCTTTCTGCGACTGGTCGGTCGTGGTTCCACCCCACGTGCGCGGGGTGAGCGTCCCAACGACCATTGTCCAGCCGGTAGCTTTCTGGGCCTGGATGTATCCGAGCATGCCGGACGTTCCGGTGCCCCATACAGTCGTCGCGCCGCCGACGATCGAGCCGGAAGCCAGCGCGTTGATGTCGTTCGTGCCGGCGAGGATGACCTGAATGTTCTTCGCCAGGGCGGCGTCGTACTTGGATGTCCCCTGGATCCGGTTTGTGTAGATCGTGGCCATCGTCTGGCCGAAGACGCCAAGGTTGGCGACGTTCACCCGTTCGCTCAACAGCGCTTCGGTCTGGCGCGGATTGTTGTGCAGGTACGTGGCTTGCGCGTCCGTCGAGCCCGTCCCGAACGTGATCGAGTCGCCGGGGAACAAGACCTGCTTGGTCGCAAGAAAGATGTCGAACGCCGTGTTGCATGCCGTTCTAACCGTCGCGATATCGGCGCTCTTGTCGCTCGGATAGAATGCGGTGAGGAACTTGGTGCCCGTATACGATGCGGGGCTCGGCTCGTTCTTGCCAAGAAACCCGCCCGCGCTCGTGCCTGCGTTGAAGGCCGTGCCCGTCTGCGTGGTGTTGTCCGTCGTGACGGACGAGGAGGCCGCCTTGCCCACGACGGCCGAGAACATGGCCTGCGCCCGAAAGCGCGTCTGATTGAAATTCTGCGCGCTCGCGGCGTTCCAGATCGACAGCATGTTCTGCGTCGCGACCAGCTGCGGGTAGAAGCGGTCCGTTGATAGCGAACCGAGGCTCCACAGCGGCCCGGCCCATGTGAGTGGCGCCGACACGTCGAACACGGTGCAGTTTTGTCGGTCCAGAGACACACCCGCGGGCACCACGAGAAAGTGGTTCGTGAGGTGAGAAATGCCCTGCTTTCCGCGGTACCGGCCGCCGGCATTCAGGTACGGCCGGTTGCCGTTCGTGGTCTGCGTCGCATGATTCCCGCTGCCGCTCTGATCGTAGAAGACCGAGACCCGCAACGGCCCTGTCAGGGCATTAATTGCAGCCGTGTCGATATGTCCATTCGAAGCGAAGCCAACGTCGACAGCCGCGCCCGCGCCATCACTCTGCACCACCTGAAGGGACGGCCCGGAATAGCCGGCAACGCGCTGGGTCGAGTAGATTGCAGAGGCGCCGGCAGGCAGCACAATGTCGGAGGAGACGCCAGCGGACGCGCGCCGCCGTATCGCCCCCATCCGCCCGAATCCGGCACCGAGCCGGCCGAGACCGAAGCTCATCGGTTAGGTGTTCGCGATCACGGCGACCTTGTGGCCGGCCGTCACCCCGAAATACTCGGTCTGGTCGGCAGCAAGCCGCGCGGTCGAAGTCGTCGCCGTCGGGTTGCTGTCGATCTTGATCGAGCAGATCGCGTCCGTATGCACGCGAATGAACCGCGTGCTGGCGTCGAAGGCCGCCGACTGCAAAGTCCCGGCCGTAATGGCCACGGTCTGATGCGCGATGGCAGGCGCCTGCGCCACCGGCGGGGCGCCCCTGACCGTTTCGGCCAGGTTTGCATATTCGGCGATGTAGAGCGTTGCCATCGTTCAGCCTTTCAGGTTCAGAGCGCGCGGCTGATCGGCCCGGCGCCGTACAGAGCCGCGTTGATTTCGGAGATGCGGCGCTGGACGCCCGACTGTCGGTATTTCTCGGTGCCGGGCGGGTTCTCGGTCATGATCCGGGAGAGTTCGTCCTGCAGGGTCTGCTTCTCGGTCACGCCGACGGCGCCGATGAACTCGCCCTCGCCCATGCGCAGGCCGATGCTTGCGAACGCCTTCACGAGCGCCGGGTGGTCGCCGAGCTTCGCGCCGTTGACGACGGTATCCAGCACCGACTTGAGCGCGGGATCGCCAAAGGTCTCGACGGCGCGCATCGCGACCTGCAAGTTGCGGTCGAAATCGCCGCCCCATTCCTTGCGCAGCGAGGTCTCCGCCTCGGCGCGCTTGGCTTCGGCCACGCGATTGGCTTCGGCCATCTGCGCTTCGGCCATGGCGACGACGGCCTTGACCGCCTCGGACGCGGCCGCAGCCGGGACGCCGGCCTTGTGGAAGGCCTTGGCCACCTCGCCGTGGACCGCCTTGTCCTGCTCGGTCGCCTCGCGGCCCAGTTCGAACTTGTATCCGTCGGGCGCGTCGGGCACGCCGATCGCCTTGTGGAACTTGGCTCGATCCTCGTCGCTGGCGCCCTCGCCCGGCACGCGGATCATGCTCGAGTTGGCCTTGCGCAGGTCGAGTGCGACCTTCACGGCGTCGGCAGGGCTGGCCAGGCGCGCCGCGAATTCCTTGTGCTCGCCCTCGAGACCGGAGCGCCAGTCGGCGGCCGCGACCGGATCAGGGGCCGGCGCCGGGCTCGGCTCAGGCGACGGTGCGGGCGCCGGAGACGGATCCGGAACGGGCGCGGGGGTCGGAGCAAGCACGGGGGTGGGTTCCGGCGCAGGAGCCGGCGCAGGCGTATCGCTCATCAATCACCTTGGTGGTCGTGGAAGATCAGGTTTCGCGCGGCGGCACGGTCGCCCACGCCAGAAGCTTGAGCCCGACGTCTCGCCGGGCGGCGCGCCAGACGAGCGCGGCATGGTTCGCGGCATCGTCCTCGCCGACCGGCCGCCCCTCGCAGAGGTCGACGATCTGGGCCAGGACGCGCTTGCCGCCCTCGGTGGCGAAAAAGCTGTGGAAATCGCGGTATCGATCGACGGCGCGATACGCGCCTTCGGTCGTCACCTTGACCGGGCGGAGGGCCTCGATCAGGGCGGAGATGTCGTCGTCAGCCACCGGGCTGGCCCGTCATGCCGGCGACGGTCGATCCGGCATCCGCCACCGTCTTCACGATGTCGGCGATGCCCTGACCCTCGGCGATCGCGCCCTGCCCGGCCATCTGCTGGGCCCGCTGGGCGCGCAGCGCCTCGACCTTCTCCTTGGGCCGCAGCCACTTGTGCGGCGTGCCGAACGTGTCCGGCATGTCGCGGGTGATCTCGTCGCCGTCGAGGTTGTCGAGGATGTCGGGCTGGGCCTGGGCCAGTGGCGAGAGGAACGCGAACATCTGTCCGGCGCCGGCGAGCTCCAACTGCTTCCGCGCCTTCTGGATCGGGCTCGCGAACTCGAATTTCACATCCCGGCCGGCGAGAACCTCGGGCGCGGGCGGGAACGGCGCGCCGGGCAGCGGACGCCCGTCCGCCGTCGCTGAGGCCCTCATCATGATGTTGAACACGCGCTCGACGGTCACGCCGATGTAATCGGGTTCGAGCTGACCTAGCGTCGGGCCGATGGTCCGGATGAACTCTTCCTTGCGTTCGGCGACCTCGTAGGCGGTCATGTCCGGGCCGTCGACAGGCAGGTTGAACACGTTCTTGAAGAACGCGGCCTCGACCATGCGCCGGTAGTCGTCCTGCATCTCGCGGCCGATCGGCAGATTGGAGCCCATCTCCATGTGGCCGATGGGCTTGCCGCCGGTCGCCTTGATCGCCTCGACGTCGATCACCGTTAGGCCGCCCGGGAACGTCCGGACCGCCGACATGACGCCCTCGCTCGCAACCCAGACCGGCGGGTCCACCGCCCGCTGGCCGCCGACCAGGATCGTGTGCCCCATGGCCTGCAGGGTGCGGGCATCGGGCAGCGCCATCATGCCGGGCGAGCGCGGGTAGATCTGGTTCGCGGCGACTTCCCAGCGCGGGATCGCGAGCGGGAATTCGTGGAAGGCCGACTCGTCGACCTTGGTCTCATCCTCGCAGGACACGATGCAGTTGACGAACGGCTTGCCGTGCTCGTCGGCGCGGCGCGGGTCGTAGTCCTCGCGCGGCTGGATCATCTGGACGAATTCGAACAGCTTGCCGCTGTTCGCCGCCGCGTTCGGCCCTTCCAGCGCCTCCTTCACCTTAGGCGGCGCCTTGTCGATGCCGAACCGCTGCACGAACTGCCGGGCCGTCCAGCGCCGGGTTATGGCGATGGTGTCGATCTGGCCGTCCGCGTTCTCGTCGATCGCGCAGTCGCCGATGTGGAGCGACCGGAACAGGAGGCCGTTGCGGTTCCGGTTCTCGGAAATCCACAGGTACCCGAGCCCGAACGTCGCAAGGTCGTTGTCGACCGCGCCGCCGTGCTGGATGAACCGGGCGGCCGGGTTGTAGATCGCGCCCCACATGGCCCGCTGGACCGCGTCGAGCCACGTCTTGACCTCGTCGTCCTCGTTCAGGTCGTCGTCGGCGCATTTCAGCCAGAACCATTTGGCGCTGGCCGGCTTGAGCATGCCGTCGATCGCCGTCGCCAGACCGCGCCGGGCCTGCATCGGCGTCGAATCGTAGATCTCGTGCTGAGCCTCGCGGCCGACCTGCAGCGCCGTGGTGAAGCCGCCGCGCTCGGGGTGCAGGATATCCGCCAGCTCCTGCCAGAGCGGCCGCCACTGGTCGCGCGTCTGCGCCATCGCCTGGTGGCGGGCGAGGATGTCCTGGACCTGGGTCATTCGGCTCAGCCGCCGCCCAGCAGCGATGTCCGGCGCACCGGTGCCGCGGAGCCGGTCGAGCCGACGTCACCGAGGCCGCCGGCCAGGATCGTGTCGTCGACGCCCTTCTTGCGGCGCTGTCGGGCGCTCTCCTCGCGGGCGAGGCTGGTCGACACCGCGTCGCTGATGCGGGGAGCGGCCTGGGCCGGCTTCGGGGCCGGCGGGGCCATCACGATGGACTGGCGGTCACCGCCGCCACCACCGAACAGGCTGCCGAACATGGCTGTCACTGCGCTCATTTCATCCACCTGTGTGGGCGAAATCCAGCCAGCGCGCTCTCGATGCGCACGGGCGGATCCGGCCTCTTGAATTCGGTCACGGTGTTGCCGGCGACCCGCTCGGTGCAGGCGTCGCGCTCGGCGCGGTAGGCTTCGATCGCTTCGGCCGTCCAGCCGTTGCGGAGTTCGTCAGGCGTCGGCGTGACGGGCACCTCAGTGCAGCACCCTGCCCTCGACGGCCTGGCGCACCACGCGCTCGGCGACCGCCGGGCCCCGATCCTCGATCACCCGATCGCATTCGGCGTCGGTCAGGCGCGGCGCGGCGGGGTTCTGGCTGGCCCGGACCCGCCGGGTAACCTCGCGCAGACGCAGCAGGTCCGGCCGGTCCAGGTCCGCCAGGAACGACCGCGGGACCAGTTTCGGCGCGACGGCCACGACGTCGGCCTCGGCGACCAGCAGCCGGACGTCCGGGCCGCTGATATGCGCCGGAACGGGCGGGACCCGGTCATCGCCGGGGCGCTTGATCTGGTAGCGGACCGGGCCGAGCGTCACGCGCTTGTCGCGCGCCGAGCCGGCCAGCATGGCCGGGCAATCGTCGCGCCACCGGTTGATGTGCTCGAGCGTCTCGGTGCCGTCGAGCCAGATGGCCTGCTCGAGCGTGTCGCCGACCTTCGTCATCGCCTATAGCCCCCTGCGTGCGGCCGGTAGCCGCCGGCGCCCTGGATTTCGACCGGCGCCTGCCCGCGCATCGCGCGCTTGACGGCTCGATCGCCTTCCGACCAGGCCATCACCACCGCGTCGCCCTTGCCGGGTGAGCGGCCGATGCGGTCACGGATGTCGTCCTTGCTCTCGATCTTGATGCCAGTCCGGGTCAGTTCCCAATGCGGAGCGGCGAGATCAGCCTTCAATTCGTCGTCCGGCGGCAGGGCGACGGTCGATCCGCCCTCCTGGTCCGGGTTCAGCGCCTCGCGGAAGCGCCAATGCGCCTCGGCGCGCTTGTTGGTGAACGCCAGCTTGGCCGCGTCGTGCGTCGTCTCGGTCGACTGCGCCGCGCCGTTGAACGACACCGCCGTGACCTGATTGTCCTTCAGCCGCAGCGCCACGGCGCCGCCGTAGCCGCCGCCGGCATCCACCACGACCGGGCACTGGTTGCGCCGGTGCATGATCACCCGGCCCGCCATTGCCGATCCGTCCGCGGTCTCCGGCCCCTTGACGGTCACGAGCGGCGCGTACCAGCCGCCGTGACGCCACACCATCTCCGCCGCATCGGCGCCGCCCCCAGCGGGGTCAAGCGCCATCGCGGTCATCCCGTATGCCCGCCAGCCGTCGGGCTTCCACCGCTCCATCGCCGCGTTGATCCACGCGGTGGGGATCAGCTGAAATTCGTCGTCCTTCAGTTCGGCCTGGAAATTGCCGTCGCGGTAGGCGGCGCGCAGCTCGGCCGGCAGCGAGTCGAGCATGGCCGCATAGTCGGTCGCGGCGTAGTCCGGGTTGTCGGCCAGCGATGCCGGGATGAACGTCCGGCTCTTCGCAAAGAGCGGCTTCGAACTCCACGCCACGGTATGCGGTCCGCGGCCGTTGACCTCCACGTCCTCGTCGTTCTCGCCGCGGATGTACCAGCGCAACTCCCCGGGCTTGGCTGGCCGCGGGTGCTTCGGGTCGAGCCACGCACCCCAGTATCGGATGATCCACAGCCCCTCGGGCCGGGTCGGCGGGTTCCCGGCAGCGACCACGCGGCAGCGCTGGCCCGGCTTCGAAGACCGATTCCAGGTCGTGATGAACTTGTATTGCGAGAGGGTGAAATCGGGGATCTCGTCGAAGCCGTAGAAGTCCTTGGCGCGGCCCTTGAAGCGCTCCTTGTCGTCCTCGTACTGGCAGCCCGCGAACCGGATGGACCGGCCGTTGAGCGTCAGGATCTTGTCCTGGCCGTTGTAGCCGTGCCCGTCGCCGGCGATCTCGCGGCCGCGCTTGGCCAGATCCTTGGCGTCGTCGTTGACGCGCCGCAGGATCAACGAGTCGAGGTGCTGCGTCAGGCCGAGCCCGATCATCAGGTCAGATTTCCCGCCCCCAGCTTGGCCGCCGTAGAAAAGCTCGTCGGCCTCACACCAGAAGGCGTCGGTCTGCGGACCCGGGTTCGGCACCCAGACCATATCCGCCGTCGCGGCGAGAGCGTCTTGCGTAACGGACCGGCGATCCTCCGGGGGCAGCGCGTCCAGGCGCTGCAGGAGATCATCCAGCAGGCTCATCGGTCTTCCTGCCGGCGCGGGCGAGCATGAAGGCGACGCGACGCGCCCGCTCGATGTCGGACACATCCTTGGTCTCGATCGGCCCGCCGTCCTTGCCGGTGTGCTCGACCCGCTCCTTGAACATGCCAAGGTGCTGGCCGATCTTGCCGAGCGCATCGAGCTTGGAGTGCAGCTTGACCCGCAGCCCGTCCTTGGTCTCCGCAACCTCGGAGATCAGCGCGGCTTCCTGGTCCGTCAATTCGGCGCTGTCCCGCAGGACAACCCCATCCGGTCCCCACGACATGGCGGCTCGCGGGTTTGAAAATGCAATCAGCGCAAGCTCTTGCAGGACGCGCTCGACCGACACTTCGGCTCGAGCGGCGGCCCGCCCCAGGATCTCCTCGACCCGGGCGGCCACCTTACCATTTCCGCCCAGTCGCGAGGCGTGGCTGTCGTTCGGTTTGTACCCGGCCAGCACATAGGCTTGCGACGCGCTCGTGCCCTTCGCGAGTTCCTGGGCAAATCGCTCGTGCTTCGGGTTTTCGAGGACAGGCATCAGCTACGCCACAGCCACCACGAACGGGCGGCAGGCCTCGACCAGGCGGCGCTTGATCCGGTCCAGCAGGTCATTCATCGCCAAGCCCTCAGGTCTTGCGGGTTGCGGCCGGCTGGCAATAGGCCAGGACCCGCACACCCTTGGCCGTGGCCAGCTTCAGCAGATCGTCGCCACGCGCGCGGCAGGCCTGTTCGTATTGGAACAGGCTCGGGTATCGCACCCGGACTTCGTGTGCCGCCATCTGGGCGACGAGGATGAGTTCGATCATCAGTCGTCGCCGTACCCGTCTTCTCGCAAAAAGCTGTAGAGGAAGCCCACGGCCTCGGTTTTGACGGTCGGCTCCCGCAATCTGGGCGTCAGCGGCTCGTCATGTGGCCGGCGCGGCCATGGTCGCGGGACCGGGTCGCGCTCGACGCGCACCGGTCGGCCGCTTGGGTGATCGCGCATGCCGACCTCTGAAATGCGAAGGCCCCGCCGAAGCGGGGCCTCTACTGGTTATCGTTGTGCGGTCGCAGGAAGCCCGGACTAAGGCTTGTCCCGAAGTATCTGGTCGACATCGTAGTCTGGCGTCGGCCGCCCGACCAATTCACCACTGTCATCTTGACCCGGGCGCACATGCTCGGGTCAGCCGGGACCAGAACGTCGGTCACTCGTAAAATGCGGCCGTCTCCGGCGATCCACACGGAGCCGATTTCGGGGATCATCGCGCCTCAGATGCTTTGGTGCTGGGCCGCGGTCACCACTCTTCGTCCCGAAGGATCAGGAACCAGCATACGATCTCGAACACAGCGGCCCCGATCAGCATCAAGCCCTTCGCTTTATCCGGCGTGATGGTCGACATGCCGAACAGCATGTCGACACCAAGCCAGAGCGCCGCAATTGTAGCGCCGATCGCCGCGCCGATGACTGCGAAGCCCGGGATGAGAAGGATGGCCAACGGTCACCTGCGGCCCGCCTCGACGACTTGAGGGGTGCCTAGAGGAGAGGACGACCGCGAGCGAGGACGGTCCAGGGCACCCACCGCGAACGCCGCTATCCGCGCAGGGCGCCCTTCCGGGTCGCCGTCGCTCGGCCCGTCGTCCGGCCGGTCGCAGCGCTCCGCTTGATGCCAGCTTTCGTGCGGCTCAGCGCCGGAGCACTGCGCCCGGTCGTCGTCTTCATCTTCGTCTTGGCCTTTGTGGCCTTGGCCCGCGTCATCGTCTTCGCGCGCGTGCCGGTCTTCGTCGTTCGGGGTGCCATGGGTTTGCCCTCCATGCTGAGCGGATATGCTCAATCGGAGGATAAGTCATTTCGTGCGGCGTGTCACGCCTGTAACATTTCGTGATCTACGACAGTTTGACGTATACGACTGGCTGGCGTATGGTCGCCACATCAGCAGGGAGAGACGACCATGGCACGACGATGGAAGCAGCATCCGACACTGCCCATAAACAGCAGCAACGGAGCGATCCAATCACGCCACGTCAACGAGGATTACCCAGGGGTGACCCGGGTCACCTGCAGCCCAATCGCCAAGAGCGGCGGCGCGGATTACAGGTTTTACGAGACCCGGTTCAACGGGGCGCGATATTCGACCCTCTCAGAAGCCGAAGCCGCTGCTCGGGACAGACGATGACCCCCGACCAATTCCGCTCCGCCATCGCCAAGCTCGGCCTCTCGCAAGAGCGGGCCGGGCTTTGGCTCGGCGTGTCAGCCCGCCAGGGTCAGCGCTACGCGACCGGTGATGCGCCGATCCCGGATGGCTTCGCCAAGCTCCTTCGTCTGGTGATCCGCTTCGGCCTTACGCCGGAGGACGTTCGATAGCGGCGGGCTCGAACCGCCTCCCCGCCGCGTCACCGGCGATCCGCCCGGCATGTGCGCCCCGGACGTTGCGCGCCGCGCAGGGAGGGCATCCGCAGCGGCGCAGACGGCTATTCGATAATCGCTTCGTGCGTGCCGGGCTGCAGGATGTGCTGCTCGGCGCCGCTCCAGCGGAACAGATACTCCACGGCGCCCCGATATTTCGGGTTGTCGAGGATGTAGCGCACCGTCGTCGCGTGCCAGCGGCCGCCGAGCTTGGTCGGCACGTTCTCCTCATTCAGCGCGTCGGCGATGGCCTGCAGCGTCTTGCCGGTCGCCCGCATCTTGAAGATCCGGCGGACCGTCCGGGCCTCGCCCTGGTTGACGATCAGCCCGCCCTCGCGATCGCGCTCGTACCCGAGCGGCGCAGACCCGCCGGCGAAACCGCCGACCGTCGCCTTCTCTCGCCGCCCACCCCATGTGCGCTCGGTGATCGCCTGGCGCTCCTGCTCGGCCATGCCGGCCAGCACCGCGAAGATGGTCCGGCCCATCGGGGTCGCCGTGTCGATCGGCTCGGTCACCGACCGGATGACGACGCCGAACCGTTCTGACAGCTCGTTGACCGCGGTCACGGCGAAAACGATCTGGCGCGCCAGCCGGTCGAACTTCCAGACCAGCAGGACCGAGAACTGGCCGTCGGCGGCAAGCTCGATCAGCCGGCCGAACCCCGGACGATCGCCGGGCCGGGTCGCGCCGGAGATCCCGGGATCGGCGACGACGTCGACGAGCTCGTAGCCCTGGCTCTCGGCGAAGGAGCGAACGGCGCGGATCTGAGCGTCAAGCCCGTGCCCATGCGTCGCCTGCTCCTCGGTCGAGACCCGGACATAGCCGGCTGCGCGCATCGCGATCGCGGCGCGCGCCTCGCTGGTCGCCTGCCGTTTCGCCCGAAGGCGGGTGACCCGCTTCGAAGCAAGCATTTCGACCTTAAGCTATTGTTTTTACTACGTTTTCCGCCGTGGCGATGATCGGAATGTGAAACTCTCTCAAGAGCTTACATATTGCACCGCACAAGAGCGGGTTTCACGTGGAACAGAACCCGCCCGGAGTATGTCGAGCTAGGCTCGACACCCCCATAGAACGCGCCCAGCCTTGGCTATCCCCGTCGAGACCGGCGCCAGCGCCGGCGGCCAGACGCGAACCTCAGCCCCGCGGCCGGCGGCGGAAATCGACCGAGATCACCCGGCCGTCTACGACCCGTTTGCCCGGCGCCATTGTCTCGTGCTCGGCGGCGCGCTGCTTGCACCCCGCCTCGGCGGCGTCGCGCTCGACCCGGTTCGCACGGGTCAACAGATCCTGCCGCAGCCCGGTGAGGAAAACCTGCAGGTCCTCGGCGTCGCGAAACCGGTACACGTCGACCGTGCGCGCGATTCCGCGCAGCTCGCGGGCGAACTGGTCAGGTGTCATGGGGGATGCCGGGGGTCAGAAACGAAAACGCCCGCTGGCCGGGGCGGCTGCGGGCGAAGGAATTCGATAGTGGGATTGTGCGCCTACTTGCCCGTCGGGTCAAGTGGATCCTGCCGAATTGCCGTCAGGCGGCGGCCGCCAACTGCGACCGGAGAACGTAGCCCTCGAGCGCCCAGATCTTGTTGCGGGCATTGTCGCGAGCGATCTTGCGCCCGATCTCGACGTCGAAATTGGCCGGCGACGCCGCGGCGCTCTCGCCCACGACATGAAAGCCATTGCGCAGGGTGAGGGCGCAGATGGTCAGCGTCGTGCCCGGGAAGACGTGGTAGTCCTCGCCCACGATCTGCTCGTCGATGTGCGCAGGGGTCAGCCGCGGCGCGTTCAGCCCCTTGGCCTGGATTTCCTGCTCGATCGCCTGTTCGTCATGAGGCATCGGTTCTTCCTTTGGTGGGGTGCCCGGTGCCGCCGGGCGCGGAACGCAAAAATCAACCTATGTTAAGAAATCAGCCCATCCCGTAGGGTCGATTTTCTTAACACGCGGCCCGCTACTCCCGGCTCCGCCCGGCGCCGACCGCCGCCCATCGATTGCTCAGCGCCCGCAGCGCGTCCCGGAACCGCTCGGCAATATACGCCGCCCGCCGCTCGGTCTCCGGGCCGGTCATCGCGGCCACGCCGCGGTAGTTGCGCCCTTCACCGAGGATCCGGCGGAGGATCATCGCGTCCATCTCGCCCAGGTCGCGCCGTAGCTTGTCGTCCAGCGCCGTGATCGCCTGCGCCGCCTCGACGCCGCGCTCGATGGCGTTGTTGACCGCCACGGACGCCGCGATCCGGTCCCCGCCGCGCCAGTTGCTCGAGCCGGGCCCGCGGGCGCGCTCATAGGTCCGCTGGATCTGCCGGCCGATCTGGTATTCCGCCTCGTCGAGCCGGCCGTGGCTGCGCTCGAGCTCCAAGATGTCGGCCACCCTGTTGACGGTCGCCCGGACGTACCCGCGGCGGCCATCGGCGTCCGGGTACGGGTCCTGGACCGCGACGATGGCCGTGCGGATCCGGAGGCTTGGCGCCGGCGCGCCCAAGCCGACATCGGCGGCGACGCGAATGGTCTGCTGGTTGTACCTGCCGGGCGGGCGCGGCCGATTGGCGATCATGATGGTTCCCTGGTGCGGAGACACCATCCGGGATGACCTGTCTCACGGTCAACCGGGCTACCACCTATGCGAGCGGCACCCGGTCGTGGCTCAGCCCCTCGGCGATTTGCCGCAGCGCGACGTCGCGGTGCCGGTACAGGGTCGCCCGGGACGCGCCAACTTCCCGGCACAGCCCGGCCAGCGACGAGCCCGACGCCGTGCACGTCACCCAGCGCAGCAGGGCCGTCCGCTCCGGCCCGCTGCCCAGATACCGGTCGGCCAGGCGCCGCGCGACGTAGTGTGCGCCCGTGACCTTGCCGGTGTAGCGCAGGTGCTCGCGGACAAGCTCGGCGGTCCATGCGTGCGGCGACGTCGCTGCGTCCATCCTCTCGGTCCGGCGGCAAATCGTTTGTACACGAACGATAGCACATTACGGGGCCGGCGACGCGAGTGTAGGCCCGGCTCGATACTCCCAGCGCCACGAGGTGGGGCCCCCTGGTTCGTAGCGAGGGGCGCCCTTCCGCTCCACCCACTCCAACCACCGACAGTCGTGCGGGCCGACGCGCGCCGGGCGCCAAGCGAACCACGGGTGCCACCGCTGCCGCCGATGGACTTCGTCCTCCCACGACAGGCCGCAATCGAACTTCATGGGGCGCGCTCCGCCGGCCGCGCCCCGCCCCGCTCAGCGAACGGCTCCACGAACCGGAGCATCCGAGCGCGCATATCGGCGCAGTACCCGTCGTCGTGCTCCGTGGGGTCGTCGACGACTTCCGCCGCCAGCAGCCGCGCCAGCAAATCGCGCTGGTGCTTGGCCAGCAGCACCACCCCTTCCGCGAGCCCGCGCAGAATTGGCGGCGACGGGGCGAAATTGTAGTTCTGCTCCCCCGCGTCTTTCCGGAGCCACCGACGGCACGCCTCGGCAATGGCCCAGGCCGGCAGATCGTCGAGGGCGGTCATGTAGCCGCGGGCTCGAGCCTTGGCGCCCGACTCGCTTAGCTGATGCCCGCCGAACGACAGCAGCAGTTCCGCCACCTTGGCCATGGCTACGTCGTTGTTGACGGCCCGCAAAGACGCGTCCAGGTCCCTGACCCGCCGCTCAAGGCCGGCCCGGGCCTGCGGCGATGGCGCGAGGCTCCGGGCAATCGTCCAGATCGGCATCCGGGCCGGCCTCCCATCCTCCCGCGTCACCGGCATAGAGCCGGCTGTCAGGCCGCTCAGCGAGCGCTGCAGCGAATCCGGCAATGAGAGCGTCCCCAGCGAGCGGTCGAGCGCCAGCGCGGGAACGGGCTGAAGTTTGGCCGGGGTGGTCGGGGGCATTGGGCCTTCCTGCCGGGATTGGAGCGGTTCGGGTGGCGTGGGCGTCGGCTATGGCGCCCTTGAAATATGCGAAGCTCGCCGGCGGCCCTTCCCGCGCTCGGCGCGTCATCACGGATCGGACGCCGGTGATCACGTCCTCGCGGCTCCAGCCGGCGCGCATGCCGGCGACGATGAGGTTCGGGAACCCGCACCAGCCCGGCGGGACGTTGGCCGGGTCCAGGTCTGCGATCCTGGCGGCCTCGTCAGCGATGTCCATCGCTTGCTTCATCTCGCCGCCGTCTCGCGCTCGCGCGCCCTCAGCAGCAGCAGCGGGGGTGGGGGGAGAAGGGGTAGTTATATGGGGGGGTATGGGGGGGAAAGAAGAAGGGGAAGAGGGGGGCGGGGTGTCACGCGATGTCACACCCATGTCCGCGTCCGTCCGCGTGACATTGCGGACGTTTGCGCGGCTCCGGCGCTTGCGTTCGGCATCCCTGGCGCGCTTCTCGGCACGCTTGGCCTCTGCGGCATCCTGCTCCGCCTTGATCGCAGCGACGATCATCTCGGCGGTGGCGCCGGCCTTTACGAGAGCGTCGAGGATTTCGGCCTTCATGGCTGCGCATCCCTCCGCAGCCACTGGATCTCCGGCCGGCCGTCGTAGCCGCGCAGCCAGACGGCCCACATGAAATCCTTGGTTCCATTGCCGGGCTTGCCGCCGGCGTCGACGAGGCGCCCGGGCGGCATGGACGGGCGCGGGGCCAGGATCCAGATCCGACGCAGCGGCGTCGTCTCCAGCCAGCGGCTGCGGGCCGCGCCGTTGAGCCAAGTCGTCGGCAGCAGCATCGCGACCTTGCGGGCCGACAGGCGGAGTGCTCGAGCCACGAACTCCTGCGAGCACCCGAATGGCGGGTTGCTGACGATGTTCTCGGTGCGGGCGCCGGATTTGAGGAAGTCGGTGATCTGGTAATAGTCGAACCCGCGATCGACGATGTCGCAGCCATATGCGGTAAGCCCCGCGGCCTTCGCGGCGCGCACGATGGCGCCGGATCCGGCGGCCGGATCGCAGACGCGGCCCTCGAACGTCTCGACCTGGAACAGCCGCTCGGAGCACCAGTCGGGCTCACGGTAATAGTCGTGCGGGTCGCGCGCCCAGACATGCGCGTTGCGCTCGCGCGATTCGGTGGCGGCAATGTCGGTCACAACCCCTCCCCGACCGCGGCGCGGATCTTCACCTCGTGCCGCTCCAGCCAGCGGAGGGTCGCGATAGCGGCCAGAAGCCTCTCGCGCAGCAGGTCGCCTTCGCTGTCTCGGCTGGCGAACCCGCCGCGCTTGAGGTTGGCGCGGCTCGCGAGGCGTGCGAAGTGCTCGATCGTCGATGCCTGGGCAGAGAGCGAGGTCTTCACGCGGCCGCCTCGGACTGCGCTATGGCGAGCGCCTGCTGCAGTAGCGCCTCGTCGGCGTACAGGATGCGGGTGTTGTATTTTCCGCTCTGCCGTCCCCGCTCCAGGTTTTTCAGTGCCCGGGCGAGCAGGTCGGCGGGAGTTTCTGCCTTGAGGACGTCCGACCGGTGGAAGGCGTAATGGGCAGCTTGGTCGGCCTCGGGATCGTCCGCCTTCCGCCTGCGGGCCTGCAAATCGGAAACCGCGGTATGGACGATGCTCGACGGCTTAAGGACGGCCAGACTCGTCCCGTGCTGCCGCAACATCTCGCGCTCTGCCGCCTTGCCCATCACGACACCCTCCCGGTCGCACGCTCGATCGCCGCCTTCCCAAGAGGGAGGTCGGCCAGCATGCCGAGCGCGTGCATGTACGTGTCCACGATCGCCTCGCGCTCGGACCTTTCCTTCGCGTCCTGCTTCCGCAAGCGCACGACCTCGCGCAACGCCTTCACGTCGTAGCCGTTGCCCTTGGCCTCGGCGTAGACGTCGCGGATGTCGGACGCGATGGCGTCCTTTTCCTCGGTCAGGCGCTCGATGCGCTCGACGATGGCTTTCAGTTGTGCGTCGGCGCTCATGCGATTTCCTTCACGGGCGCCGGCTCGACCATCCTGCGCGGCGGCGGTGGAAGCGGCATCCAGTGGGAGAACCACCCCTGCATATGTTTCGGGAATACCGCGCTCCCTGTTTCGTCGCGCAGCCAACAATTGAGCCCGTCGTTCCATTTCGCGATGTAGCGGAAGAACTTTCCCTGGTACTCCAGTGCGAGCAGGATGCTGGTCCCGTCCTTCGGCGCCGTCTCGATCGGTTGCCACGCGCTCATCACTTCACCCTCGGCATGAACGCGACGCTGCAATGGTGCGGGCACCACGACCGGCCGGGCTCGACGGGGTGAGCGCAGCACAGCGCGCCGTCGTCCTCGCAGATCCATTTGCATTGCCCGGTCCGGGTGCTCAGCAGCGGCACCAGCAGCGGCGCGACGGTCGGCTCAGCGACGACCGCAGCGGCCCGCTCTTTGAACCGATCCCGGCGCCGGCCGAAGCTGATCGCCTTGCCCGGGGACGGCTTGTTGGCGAGTTGCCGCTTGCGCTCCCGCAGTTGTGCCGCGACCTGCACCGCGGATTGGCCCCGCAGTTGCGCTGTGATCTTCGCCCCGATCTTGGCTGCGATCGGAACCGACAGGCCGAGGCGGTGAATCTTGCCCAGCACGGCGCTGCGGGTGACCCCGCCGAGCGTGACCGCGATATCGGAGGCCGATGCGCCGTTTTTGTGCATCTCCCTCAGTCGGCCAACCCGTTCATCGGTCCAGTCAATCCGCGGCAAGAACACGCCAGCCGGCGCGCCGACCTCGATGATCCCGTGAATGTTCAGCATGACCCCCCTCCTCGTTTACGCCTCTTCGCCACGCGCTCCAGCAGCCGCAGTTGCTGTCGAGCGCTCCACCACTTCTGAAGTGCCTTCCAAAGCCGCATTGATTTCGTCCCTAAGCTCGCGGGCCCTCGCGAGTGTTCTTTCGGTGTCGCGCTCGATGAGCGTGCACACTCGGTCGTACTGATCGAGGATCGACCAGCCGACCGACCAATCTGGTTGCTTTGCGTCCGGCCGGCCGGCGATGAACTTTCGCAGCCAGCACGCGGACGTTCCGATGCGCGACGCCACGGTTTTGTAGGCGTCCATGCGCGACCCGGTCTGCCGCTCTTCGTAGCCGACCCAGATGGTCACCGCGTCACGCGCTCGCCCCGTCATTTCAGCCGCCCTAGACATTGGCGATCTACTTCCTCGTTTTGCGCACACTTGAACAATCCTCCATGCGACGTTGCTCGGCATGGAGGAGTTGGACGACACCAAACCAGACACGTGGCGACCGCTGCACGCGGTCGTAGATCGCATCATCGCCGGGCTCGCAGCGTCCTTTGCCGAGGACGCGGGCGAGACGGAAAAACTCAGTCAGGCCGATTGCCGTCGGCCGAAAGCCCGCGCACCAGAAGTGCCAGCAGAACCAGCGAAGGCGTCAGTGCGAACATGACGCCGAGGAAGAAGGATTGGAGATTGGTCATGCCGTCACCTTGTCGGTCGGCCGGAAACGGCTCGCGCGGAAGGCAAACCAATCACCGACCTCGCGCAGCGCCACGCCCTGGCGCCCGCTTGTGAAATCGACGTCTCGGATGACCGTGTAGACCGCGCCCTCAGTGAGAACGTCGGGAAACTCGCTGGCGTCTATACAGACGACGGAATCTCCAACTTCGAAGCTCATGACCCCTGCTCCCCCAGAAAAGACGGGCGCGCCCAGTGGTTTGGGTCAGAGCGCGCCCGCTCAGTTGCCGCCGCGCAGGGGTCGTCCAGCGGCGGATTGGAATTGATTGTGACGACGATGGCGCCGAGCCGATCGGCGAAGCCCAGCAGGGCTTGGTGCCGCGCGGCGTCAGTGACGCGGCGTGCGCGGGCGAACGCCTCCGGGCTCCAATCGATCGCGGGCAAGAGGGTCATGCTGGGGGCATCCTGTTGCCGTCGCGCCGGTCCGCGACCGACAGCGCGCACGCCAGCAGCGTCCACCAGACACCGACCGCGAGCGCGATGATCATCAGCGGCACGGAGACGATCATGGCGGTGGCGACGAGCGCGTCAGTCATGACGCCCTCAGCGCGCGCTGCTTGAGCCGAGGATGAGGCACGCCAGCCGGCCAGCCGGCACCCTCGGGCCAGTTCTCGACGAACCAGGTCATCGCCTCGTCGTATTTTCTGGCGGTGAACGTCTTCCCGTCCTCGGCGCGGTCGAAAAACCGCCAGTCGCCCAGCACCCGCTGGGCGACCGTTGAAAGAGCAATTCCCTTCGCCGCGCAGTAAGCGTCGGCGCAGGATCGGAGGTGTTGCAGGAGCTGGGGTTCGATCATGGTCGGGCACGATAGTCGGTTATTTCCGACTTTGCAATCGGAAAAATCGGACGTGCGCGAAACCGGAGAAAGTCGGATATACGCGGCCGTGCGCCCGACCCTAAAACACCGTATTGAGAAGCTCTTGGAGAAAGAGCAGATCAACCCCGCCGAGGCGGGGCGGCGGGGCGGTGTGGGCCGGACGCTAATCTACGACATCCTGAAGGAAAAGACGAAGAACCTTCGCGGCGACACAGCCAACAAGCTCGCGGCCGCTCTCGATTGCGACGTGGCCTATCTCACTGGCGAGCAGCCGGAACCAAGAAAGCACAGCGAGAGTTTGGAGAAGGCGTTAACCACGGGCGTGGTGTCGGCACCGGTCGTGGGTGACATTGCTGCCGGCGTCTGGCACGAATCAAATCCGTTTACCGTTTTCGACCCGGATTCCCGCCCGGATAACGAAGAAACGCCACTGGTGCCCTACGTGCCGGACCCGAAGTTTAGCGGCCTGAAGCAGTTCGCGGTGAGGGTTAAAGGGCCTTCGGTCAACAAGGTCATCCCGGACGGATATTACGCGATCTGCGTGCCCTACTGGGAGGCCCGGACGGCTATCCAGGACGGCGACCTCGTCGTGGTGGAACGCACCCGCGCGGGCCTGCATGAAGGGACCATCAAGAAGGTCGCTCGGGTGCGCGGCGGTTACGAGCTGCGACCCGATTCCGATGACCCTCGCCACCGCGATCCCATTGTCCTGGCGGCCGACCTCGAGCACGACAAAAACGACCCGGACGTGCGAGTCGAAATCGTCGGGCTAGTCATTGGGAAGTACTCGCCGCTGTGACGTAGTCGGTTTTTTCCGACAACCTTGTTGACAGTCGGATGTTTCCGACTTAGGGTGCTCTCCACAAACGGAGAGCGCCCATGTCCACCGACCCCGACATTGACCTGAAAGAAGATCGGCTCTTCCACATCCGGGAGACCCTGATCCACAAGTGCGTGTGTGCTCCGAAGGGCTGGAGCGCGGAGCGTGTCTCGGACGAGGCCACGCGCATGAATGCCCCCGGCACCTCTGCCAATCGCTGGGTGGTCAGCGACCCCGGCACGATGGACGACGACAACCCGTTCAAGACGAACCCGCTGCCGTGCAACGACGATCCGGAGCGCGTGCACTGGCTCCTGAATTGTTGAGCCGCGTCCAGAAACGGAGAGCGCCCATGCCCACCGCAGACCTCCCCACCTTCCCTGACGAAGACGAACTCCCCGACGATTACCCGGTGTACGGGGGCTACCTCTACGTTGCTGACGGAGAGGTCTACCGCAGCGACTGGCACTGCATCACCGTGCGCGAACTCAAGGCGCGCACCGGCTTCAAAGAGATCCGCTGCTGCAACATAGCGGCGCGCCGAGCCGCCATCGACGCCGAGGTGGCGTCATGAGCTGGGCCACCATTATCCGCGACCTCGCTGGCCACCGCATCGGAACCGTTCCTGCGTGGGAGCCCGACCGTTGGGCCGCGATCTGCGCCAAGGCGTCCCGCGAACTGGATGTCGATCCCAACGACCTGTCCTGCGAGGACGATGAAGACGGCGTCGAATGGCTCGTCGTTGACGGCCTCCGGGTCGGGACCATCGAGCAGGAGCGCGACTGCTCGATCAAGAGCATGTGCAAGACGATGCTGCGCTGCGGAGCCGACCACCAAGCGGTGCGCACTCGATACAAGCGCCCGCTCGTCCGATTTCTCCCTGCGGGCTGCGGGATCCACAGCGCCATCTTCCTGATCGACAAGGCGCACGAACGCGAGTCAACCCGCGAACTCTCCGAGCTGCGCATCATCGCGCGGTGGATCTGCCGGTATCGCCGCGACGAGGCGGCCGAGATCATCGACGCCGTGCGCGTGAGGCGGCGGGCGTTTCAGCAGGCGGCGGAGTGAGTCATGAGCGCGGGTGTTAAGTTTCAAGAAGTGGCGGTCTACGCGACCAAGGCCAGCAAGTGCGATTGCGGCAAGCGTCGCAGTCGCAAACAGAAATTCTGGCAGACGATAAACCCCTTCAACAAGAACGCCGCGGGCCAACCGAAGTCGCGCGCCGAAATCCGCCAAGAACTTGCAGCCGAAGCAATGGCCTGGGAGGCCGAGCCGATCACGTGCTCAGCGTGCCGCGCCGCCATCGCGAAGGCCGGAGCGCGGCCATGACCCGCGAGCGCCTGATCATCTTCCCGGACGGACCCGATCACCCGGTCGCGATCCCGATCGCCAACGGCTTCGTCCAGCGCATCGTGTCTGCGGTCTCTGGCTACGACGTCACCGACGCCCAGCGCGTCGCGACGATCCTCAACAAGCATTTCGCCCAGGGCGGAACGGTGGAGTGAAATCATGCACGCGGAACGACTGTTGAAGCTTGCCGATCTGCTGGAGGCGGACGCGGCGCGGCCGGACGGGATCAAGTTCGATCTCGGGACGTGGGGAAGATGGCGCAACGGCGAGGCGCCGAGCCTGTCGTGCGGGACAACCGCTTGCGCAATGGGTCTTGCTGCGCTCAGCGGCTCCTTCGCGGAAGATGGGCTCACTTATGCGATTGAGTGGCTCCCGGATCGCACCATCGGCGGGTATGGCGGGATCAGCGTCAAGTTTGACGATCAATACAACTTGGACGCCGCGGCGCAGTTGTTCGGGATCACGGGCGAGGCTGCGGACTTCCTGTTCGTGCCAGATGCGTACGACGTAACACCGGTCGGCGCCGAGGGCGAGTGCGTAGTCGCTCAGCGCATTCGCGATTTCGTCGCGGGCCGGGTGCAGCCATGAGCCACTTGTTCGACCTTTTCGGCATCTCGGTTTTCGTCGGCGTGGCAATGTTCGTCGCCGTGGCGTTCGGGGTGCAGCCATGAGCAGATCCGGCTACAGCGACGACTGCGACGACCAATGGGAATTCATCATGTGGCGCGGCGCCGTGAAGCGCGCGATGAGCGGAGCCCGCGGTCAGGCATTCTTGAAGGAAATGCTCGCTGCCCTCGATGCTCTGCCAGAAAAAAAACTGATCGCGCACGAATTAGAAGCGGATGGAGCGGTGTGCGCCATAGGTGCTGTAGGCAAATCCCGCGGCGTCGACATGGCGAGTGTGGACCCTGAGAACTCCGACAAAGTTGCGAGCACATTCGGCATCGCGCGGGCCATGGCCTGCGAGATCGCCTACATGAACGATGAAGGGACGGGCCGCGAGACGCCAGAGGCCCGATACGAGCGGATGCGCGAATGGATCAAGTCTGAGATCCGCGACGCCAGCACTCCCGAGGTCACCCCATGAAACCGCTCCGCCGCCGGACGCCGGCTGAACTGCGACGCCGGATCGAGAGCGCGCCGAACAAGCGCGCGGTCAACCGGGAACTGCACCGGGAGCGCGTGCTGGAGAAGTGCGCGATCCTGCGATGGAAACCACGGAAGGGGAAGGGGAAATGCTGACCGAAGACGAAGCCAAGCAGAAATGGTGCCCGATGACGCGGGTGCTCGACTGGCAAACCGCAGGCGTAATGATCGGTGAGAATCCTGCAATCGCGTCGGCCGCCGTGAACAGAGTGGAGGGCGGCTCGGGCATACCTGTTGATGCCTACTGCATCGGCTCCGATTGCATGATGTGGCGCTGGCAGCAGCAGCAGGCGAACGAGCCGTTTCGCCCTGTCGGCTGGTGCGGCCTCGCGTCCAGGCCGGAGACTGTGTGATGCGCATCACCGAGCCCGGCATCTACGCCGACATTTCCGCGGCGGACTACTACGCGGACCCGGCGCCCATTCCGTCGCTGACGCAATCGATCGCGAAGGTGCTGATCGACCAATCGCCGCTGCATGCTCGGGCCGCGCATCCCCGGTTTGTCGAGGCCGAACAAGCCGACGACGAAGCCGAGAAATACGTGAAGGCGCAGGCGATCGGCACTGCGGCACACCGGCTGATGATCGAGCGGGGCATGGAGATCTCCGCCGCGCCGTTCGATTCCTGGCGTAGCGACAAGGCGAAAGCGTTCCGCGCCGACGCCGAGGCTGCCGGCAAGTTCGCGATCTTGGCGAAGCACTTAGTGACCGCCGACGAGATGGTCACCGAAGCCCTCGTTCAGATCACGACGCACGAGGCGCACGACGCATTCAGCAACGGCCGCGGCGAAGTGATGATCGCGTGGGAGGAAGACGGCATCTGGTTCCGGTCGCTGGTCGATTGGCTGCACCATGACCTTACCAAGGTCGACGACTACAAGACCGGCGCGCTGTCCGCGGCGCCGCACGACGTGGCGGGCCGGATGGTCGCGGCCGGCTGGGACATCCAAGCGGCGATGATCGAGCGGGGGCTGAATGTGCTTGACCCGCGGGGTGCCGGCCGGCGGAAATTCCGCTTTTGCGTTCAGGAGAACTACCGGCCGTACGCGCTCTCCATCTGCGAGCTGCCAGAGTCCACCATGACGATGGGGCGGAAAAAGCTGCAGATGGCCGTCGACGCCTGGCGCCACTGCATCACGAACGACCGGTGGCCGGCGTATCCGACTGAACTGCTGCGGCCCGAGTACCCGGGTTGGGCGGAGGCCAAGTGGCTCGACCGCGAGATCACCGAGGCCGCGCGCGACCGGTTCCCGGCGGACATGCTGATGGCTGGGTGAGGCCCGAAGACTTCTACAGAGAAAATGGGAATGAACTAATGAAAGTCGAACAGAATATTCTGGAAATCCTGGAGCGCAGCAAGCTCGACGGATCCTCACTCACGTTGCCGCCCGGGCATCTCGATCGCAAGGTCTATGAGGCCGTCAACAAGGTCATCGAGGCGGCCGGCGGCAAGTGGAACAGGAAGACGCGGGCGCATGTATTCGACGGCGATGCGGTCGACACGATCGAACCGATTATCCTGACCGGAGAGTATACGCGCGCGAAGCAGGATTTCGGGCAGTTCGATAGTCCGGTCAGCGTCGTTCGGCGGCTGATCAGCCTGGCTGACATTCAGACCGGCATGATGGTCCTGGAACCCAATGCGGGTGTCGGGAACATCGTTCTCGGTGCCGAGGAAGCTGGTGGCCGGATCGCAGGGATTGAGGTGGATGCGAAGCGGCTACACACAGCCAAGGATCGGTGCACCCTGGAGCACGGCATCAAGCTGTGCGATTTCCTCCAGTGCGAGCCCGAGCCAATCTTCGACCGGGTGGTAATGAACCCTCCCTTCGCGAAACAGGCTGACATCGCCCACGTCACCCACGCCGCGAAGTTTCTTAAGCCCGGCGGCCGGCTGGTCTCGGTCATGTCCGCCAGCGTGACCTTCCGCACCGACGCCAAGACCGAGGCGTTCCGCGACTTCATCAATGCCCGCAACGGCCAGCACGAGAGTTTGCCGGCCGGCGCGTTCAGGGAGTCGGGCACACTGGTCAACGCCGTGATCGTCAGCTTCGGCGCGTAACGAGCGCTCGACAGGAGTAACGACTATGAACGCCCCCGTCCGTAAATTCGAAGTCCGTCCGGCCAAACGCGAACACGTCCCGCTGTTCGTCGGGCTCATGGGGCCTCCGGGCGCCGGCAAGACGTATTCAGCCCTGACGTTGGCGGAAGGCATGCGAGCGGTCGGCGGCGGGGACCCGGTGCTGATCGACACGGAGGGCGGCCGGTCGAAGAAATACGCCGACATGTTCCGGTTTAATCGGATCGACTTCGGCGCGCCGTTTCGACCGACCGACTTCCTTGCGGCTGTTCGCGCTGCGGATGCGACCGGCCCGTGCGCGATCATCCTGGATTCCGCCAGCGATGAACACGAAGGGGAAGGCGGAGTGCTCGACTGGCACGACGCGGAACTGGAGCGCATGGCCGGCAACGACTGGGGCAAGCGGGAGCGCGTCGGTCAAGCCGCATGGATCAAGCCGAAGGGCGACCGCCGTACAATGATCAGCGGGCTACTGCAGATCAAAACTCCGCTGATTTTCTGCTTCCGGGCGCGCGAGAAGGTGAAGCAGATCCGCAACGAGCGCGGCAAGATGGAGCCGACGAACATCGGTTACCAGCCGATCGCGCCGTCCGAGATCGTGTCCGCGATGGACGTCAATTGCGTTCTGCCGCCGAAGTCGGACGGCGTTCCGGTCTGGAAGAGCGACAAGATGGGCGAGGACTTCATCATCAAGTTGCCCGCGTTCTTCAAGTCGATGTTCACCGAGGGAAAGCCCATCACCCGAGAAACCGGTCGCGCGCTTGCCGAATGGGCGCGCGGCGGGTCCAGCAGTTCGCCGCAGCAGTCGCCGTCCCCCCAGCCCGCAGCGGCGGACCGGCCGGCGTCGTCGTCCTCTCCGCCCGGGGATGACGGCGCCGGCTCCGGGGACGACGGGATGGCGTTCATGTCCTCCGACTGGTCCGACTACTGCGAGTGGTGGCTGATCAGGCGCGAGGACATCACAACTGCCGACCAACTGCGAAAGCTCTGGAGCAGCCCGCACCAGAAGGCATGGCGTCGCCACATCGGCCCGACGAAGGACGAACTCGACGAGATGCTCGCCAAGGTCAAGGGCTGGATCGACGAACTGGAAGCGGAAGCGGAGGCGCTGGCGTCATGACATTCGACCCAACGAAGCCGCCGTTTCGGACCCGCAATGGGCGCCCGGCGCGGATCATTTGCACTGACCGCCGAGGCGAGGACGATCCAATCCTAGCCTTGGTGGACAACGGCAATGGAGGCGAGGAACTGAACAGCTACAAATCGAACGGGCGGTACCTGTTCGGCCGCGAGACCGAGCACGACCTCGTCAACGTGCCGCAGAAGCGCAAGCGATGGCTGAACATCTACCGGGGTAACTATTCGGGCGAGTTGTGCCCTACGCGCGACGAGGCAGACGCCAACGCCGTCATCGGCGCGCGCATCGCCTGCATCGAGATCGAGTTCGAGGAAGGCGAGGGCCTGTCATGAGCAAAGCCGAAGACATTGCCCGCGCGAGGCTGGCGAATAATGGACGCAACCCGGCCAACAATAACGCCGGCATTCGCACCGGCGGTGACCTGCACCTTTGCGAGATGCTGCTCGCAGAGATGGACAAGATGCGCGCAGCGCTGCGCGAGATGAACGAAGCCCTGATCGAGGCGCAATCCGCCCTTGCGGAGATCCGAGACGCGCGAATGCCGGGGCAAGCGCGAGCAATCGCCGTTCGTGTCCTCGGCCTGAAGCGGATCGAGAAGGCGCTGGCCGCGGGAGTGGATGCGTGATGGCGCAACAGACCGCCACGCCTGCGGACCCCCGACCCCGATCTCGGCACGACCTAAGCATGCCGTTTTCGCCGCGCGGGCTGTCTCGCGAGGAGGCGGCCTACTACGTCGGCGTATCCGCCTCCATGTTCGATCTGATGGTCAAGGACGGCCGGATGCCGCAGCCGAAGGAAATTAACGCGCGGCGGGTGTGGGATAGGCGGAGACTTGACGAAGCCTTCGATGCGCTGCCTGATCGAGCGGCCGCCAACCCGTGGGACGGGGAAGCGGCCTGATGGGCGCCACCGTCATGGATATTAACCTGCCCTACCTAGTCGAGGACCGGGACCGACACGGCAACGTGCGGCTCTACGTGCGCCTGCCCGGGCGCAAGAAAGTTCGCATCCGCGAGCGGCCGGGGACGCAGGAGTTCCTGAAGGCCTACGAGGCGGCGGCCGGCGCCGTGGCTCCCGTGTCGATCAAGACGGCCGGGCTCAAGCCGGGATCGTTCCGGCTTCTCTGCGCGCTCTACTATGACAGCATCGCCTTCAGGGCGCTCGACATCAGCACACAGTCCTGGGAGCGGCGGGCGCTGGATTCGATATGCCATCAGCACGGCGACAAGCCGGCCGCGATGATGGAGAGCAAGCACGTCCGCAAGATCCGGGAGGAGAAGCGCGCCACGCCGGCCGCAGCTAACCACCGGCTAAAGGCGCTGCGGGCGCTGTTCTCCTGGGCGGTGGAAGAGCAGGAAGGCTGGATCGAGCGCGACCCGACCTTGGGCGTCAAGGCCGTCAAGTACGTCGTGAAGGGCCACCACACTTGGACCCAAGACGAGATCAACCAGTTTCAGGATCGCTACCCGCTCGGCACGAAGGCCAGGCTGGCGCTCGACATCCTGCGGTTCACGTCATGCCGGCGTGAGGACGTTGTGAGGATCGGCCGGCAGCACATCCGCAATAACCGCATCCAATTCCGGCAAGGGAAGAACGAGCACCGGAGCCCGGTCGACATCGACATTCCGCTGCACCCCGAACTGGCCGCAAGCATTGAGGCGGCGGCCGGGGACCTGACCCTGCTCGTCACCGAGTTCGGCCGCCCGTTCACGACGAACGGATTCGGGAACAAGTTCAAGGACTGGTGCCGCCAAGCCGGCCTGCCTCACTGCTCCGCCCATGGCGTCCGCAAGGCGACCGCTTCGGACCTTGCGGAGAACGAGGCGACCCCGCACGAGATCATGGCCATCACCGGCCATCAGACCCTGGAGGAAGTCGAGCGCTACACCCGCGCGGCGAGGCGGAAGAAGATGGCGGACACGGCCATGCTGAAGCTCAAAGGGAGAACGTAAGTGTCCCACTTTTCCGTGGGTGGGTCCCACTTTGCCTCTAACATGCTGAAATCGTTGATGCGGGATAGGTGGGTGGCGCTCCCTAGGGGACTTCACCCAGCAAGCAATATCAACGGCTTAGCTAGTCCCACCGTGGGTACTTCTCCCACGGAATCATTACGCTTTTTCGCGCGAGTGTCCCACCGCTTGCGCCTGATTTGCCGCCGCGCTGCAAACCGCGGCGGGGTCGATTTCGCGCGCACGCCGGGACGCAGAGCGTCAGTCAGGGGACAGGAACGATGAAGCGAATGTATTCCCGGTTCTTTGGTGGCGGCGATTGGCTGCTGATCGTCGGCACTGACCTAAGTAATTCGGATTGGGGCTTCACGCTCTGCTGGGGTCCCAAGGAGCCCGATGGGATCACCGAGCCGTGGCGGCACGTCGTGCGCGTTAACGTGCGCTGGCCGATCACCATCAACCATCGTCGCCCGGTGTCTGTGCCGCCTCCCCGACCAGCACAGCACCATGCACCGTGAACGCCCTCGATCCCACGAAGGCCCGCCGCCTCTACTCCCTGTTCTGTTACAGGCACGGGGTGCGCGAGGCGGCTCGGCTAGCGGGCGTCAACCGCGGCACGGCGGCGGCGTATCGGCGGAAGTGGCTGGAGTACCGACCGACGCTCCAGCGGGCCTACGACGCGCTGTGGGAGGGCGACGGGGAGGAATGCGACCGGATCAATGCCGCGCTGCCAGAACCTGTTGTGGCAGCGATGCTGGACGCGTGGCTGGACGACCAAATGAGCGATATCGGTATTCCGAGATCGGGGTTCTACGATGGGTATGAAGACATTCCACACCCGGCGCCACCGCCGGCAGCAGAACATGAAGCTGAAAAGCAAAGGCAAATTCCAGATCCGGCACAACAATCCGGCGGGCCGGACGGGGAGCGTCCATGAGAAGCGCACCCCGTCAAGCCAGCCCCATAGCGAAGTCGTCCATTAGGACGCAAATGCTGCGGTCGAGAGGAGTGCCACTCCCGCGCCAGATCAATGGCTTAGCGCAAGGTGCGGGCGTTGGGGTCGCATTGAACGGAAAGCGGAAATTTCAGCGCCGCCCGCACCTACGGCGCGTCAGAGAGAGGAACGGAAATGAAGACGCCGGAAGACGTGGCCTCCGAGATCGTCGGGCAGTTCTCGTGGCACTCCAACGTGGTGGAGGGAGGCTGCCTAGTCGGGCAGCAGGTTCCCGTCAGTCGCGCAATTGCCGAGGCCGTGAGGCAAGAGCGCGCAAGAGCCGAGATCGCTCGCCAGGCCCTGGCGGACGCCGCCACCGCCCTCATTCGCCTGTCTGCCGGTCGCGTGAAGCCGAAGGGCCGAACCGTGAAGGAAGCCATGGCTAAGGCTGAGTGGGCGCTTGGCGCATCGAGGCCGGGTGGCCAGTGAGGAGAGGATGATGACGGACCCGAAGTACATGCGGCCCGGCTTGGATTTTGCCGTAGGCAAGGCGATCGAGGAGGCCGGTGAGTTTCTGGCTGCCATGGGCAAGACCTTGCGGTGGGGATGGCAGAGCTACAACCCCGAACTGCCGCCGGCCGAGCGTGAGACCAACGCCGCTTGGGTCCGACGCGAAATGGTGGATCTGCGCGAAGCGCTCAACAATCTGGAGCGAGAGATGCGCATTTTGGATCAGCCGGGCGCGAGCAAATCGCCGTCTGATTTTGGGGGCATCGGCGGAGCCGTGAACGCCGAGCGAGAGATCATCGCCAACAAGGCGCGCGAGTGGGCCGCACATTATCAGCAGGGATCTGACGGACGGAACACGTTCATACTCATGGCGGAGTGGATCGAATCTCGCATCACCCCCGCCGCTTAACGACCCGGGTCCGGTGGCGGAGCATGATCACGCGGCGGTCGCGCTGGCAGGCCTCAGCGTACAGGCTCTGCGCCAAGACGAGCGTGGCGGTACGGCCGAGCACTTCTTCAAGCTCGGCTTCGTCGGCGGTCCAGGCCTCGACGCTGAATGGGAGATCTTCGGGGATCAGGGGCATGCGGCTGGTGTATGATGCAGGCGCGGTGAAGGCAACGGAGGCGGCGTGATGGCGAGGCGTTTGGTGAACATCATGGACGAGCCCAGGACGGAATTTGACCCCATCCAGCAGGTCCGCTTCCGCGGCAAAGCGCTGCCGGACCTTTCTCGCGAGGAAATGCTGGAGGCGCTGGTTCAGTCCCTGCGGGAAGTCTATACGCTGAAAACGCGAGGATAGGGGCCGAGCCATGAGTGACCCGATCCTGATCCCCCGGCCGACCGTCTACGGCGACCCGCTGCCCATTGGCGGGCTCCGGCCGACCCCCGACACGACGTACCTCCTGTGGTGCCCCGAGCAGGGCGGCTGGCAGACCGGCGAGTGGTGGCCGGTCGAGGGCGAAGAGGGCTGGGTCTCCACGGCCGGCGAAGGGCCGCCCGGGTTGGACCCGGTCGCGTATCTGCCGGCTCCGCCGGATGCGGTGGATGCGTGACGTGAGCCAAGCAGCAGGAGGGATGACCATGCAGATTCTTACCGCCACCGAAGTGAAAGCCGCCGCGCGCGATTACCATGCACGCGGGCTTCTGACCGCACAGCATTCGGACCCACTGAAGCGCCTTTGCGCCAGCGTGGTGGATGGCAAGTACCGATGCGCGGTGGCTGCGGCATATTCCGAAAAGACGATGGCGAAGCTGAATCCCGATGCAGGCATCTACGACATGGTCAGGGACAGGCTCATCCGGATGTCTGATCAAGACGATCCTGTGATTAGGCGGATCCAGTGGGTGTACTCCACGTGGTGTATCGAATCCCGCGACCATGGCGCGGGCCACCGCACCGCGGACAACGTTCGCCGGACCGAACAGGCGTTCCTCGCCACCATCGCGGAGGCCGCCCCTACTCCCGCACCGCGGCCCGCCGCTTAACGATCTGGGTCCGGTGGTGCAACGAAAAAGCCCGGCACCCGCGAGGGCGCCGGGCTGAAATCGATGCATAATTGCGCGGTCGCGTCACACCGCCGGCAGCTTGCCCTTGACGAAAAACCCGGCGCAAATCCCGACCACAGCCACGCCGCCGCTGTAGAAACGCTGCCACAACTCGACCTTACGCACGCGCACCTCAAGTCGGTCGATGCGGTCGCCGTTCTTCCGCAGTGAATCCAGCGACCCCTCGATGCGCCCGGTTGATCGCTGCAGGTCCGCCAATGCCGACCGGATGTCGGACAGGTCGGTCATTTCCGCGACGTGAAGATGCGGGCAGCCTTCTCGAGCGAGCGGCCGCCGAAGTAGGCGAGGATCACGTAGCCGGCCCAGGCCGAGACATCGCCGGTGAGCTTGTCGGTGGCGCCCCAGCCCAGAACCTTGTCCCAGACCACGACTTTCCACGTGAAGATGATGAACGGCATCGCAAATAACGGGCGGATGCAGGCGGTGTACCAGCGGCCCTGCTCGGACCTGACGACTTCCGCGTTCAGCTCGCGCTGCCGCTGGTCGACCGCCAGTTCGCGGGCCGCCAGATCGGCCGCAAGGCGGTCCTGCGTCTGCCCGGCCTCGAGTTTGGCCTTGTAGGCGCTGATCGCCCCGGAGACGATGGGGCCGCCGAGCCATGAGAGGATCATGCCGAGCATCGCGTCAGCCCGGCTTGAACGACGTTGAGCCGGTCGTGACCAGCCGCAGGCCGATCATCAACAGGCTCATGATCGACGCGATGCGCCCGCCCCGCTCGACGCCGAACAGCGCCGACCAGTCGACGACCTTGAACTCGTCGATCAGCGCGAGGAGTTGCACGGCGTAAGCGACCGCGATGGTCTTCGAATTGCCGGCGACGGCCCAGAGCCACGCCTTGATCTTGTCCATAGTCAGTGTCCTTTGCGGAAGTGGTAGACGACGGCGCCGACGAGCAGGATGATGCCGATCATGATGGCGATCTCGCCCAAGCCGACGCCGGCCTGCTTCGCTGCGGCGGCGGTGCCGGCCGCAACGGTGCCCGTGGTGACGGCGGTGGACCGTCCGGGGCTGGAGTACGGCGTCAGGAACTGTTGGCGCTCGCTGCGCCGGCGGCCCATGATCTCGGGCGGCTTGTCCCAGAGTAGGAAGCCGTCGGCCGCGCCCTTCCGGTCGCCCGCGTTGAGCTTGCGGACGGTGGTCGACCGCGCGAGGCCGCCCGGGCCGATGTTATAGCAAAACGACACCAGCGCATCGAACTCGTTGGGTGCGACGGGCACCTTCAGAACGTCGTTGACGGCCCGCTCATATTTGGCGAGGTCGCGCAAGAAAATCTCGTCGCACTCCTGCCGGGTGATGGTCATCCCCATTTCGACGCGCGGCTGGCCGGCCATAGACGTGTGGCCGATACCGATGGTCGGGATGCCCTTCGTGTCGAGATAGGCCTTCAGCCGCACGCCTTCGCGCTCGGTGAGGCGCTTGCGGCCTTCCGCGGACATCTTCATGGCTATGCTCCCCGCATGCAGGCGAGATACGCCCGGCGGTCCGCCGGCGTGGCCTTATATTGGCGGCCGGCCTCAGCCAGCTCGGCCGGGGTCTTGCCGGCCGCATACATGCGGACCACCCAGCACGGGTAGCCCCGCACGCCGGACGACGCCGGCTCATTCGGTTTCACCGGCCGCGCCTTGGGCTTGTCGACCCGCCTCGGCGCCGGCTTCGGCTGAGCGCGTTTCACCGGTTTCGGCTCGACGCGCTTCGGCTTGGCGGCCGGCTTCGGGTCCGGCGCCGGCTTCGTGACCTTCACGGGCACGGGCGCCGGATCGGGCACGACGGGCCCGGAGCACGCGGCCAGCAGCAGGCCGAGCGCGAGGGTGGCGATGCGCATCACTTCCCCCAATTTGCGGTGAACATCGCGCGCGCGGACGCCGCGACGAGGCGCGCGAGCAGGAGTGGCGCGACGGCAAGCGCCGCCGCGGCGACAATGAACGCGGTCATGGGGGATCCTTCGGGCGGCTAAACGTCGATCGCTGCGGCGGCGGCGAACAGCCCATCGATCTGCTGAGAGGTCAGCCCCAGGGCTGCGCCGAGCGCGACAACGGGGACCGCGTCGCGGCGCCAGGTCAGCGCGTCCGCGTACCAGATTTGGGTTTCATCATCGGCAGCAGCGACCGCCTGCTCGACGCTTGCGAGCAGGTCGGCGCGGCGCAGGGCAACGCGCGCTTGCGCCTTGGTTACCGTCTGCGGGACCGTGCGCTGGACCAGCGCGGGGTCAATCGTGATGATCGGCATCTTACGCCCCCGCTCCAGACAGTTCTGCCTGCTCGGCAAACCACGCTTCCGCGCCGATGCCGTGACCATGAGGATTCGAGAAATCCGCAGTCCATGCGTCGCGCTGGCTTCTGTCCGCAGGAAGGTCCGCGTCGGTGACGATCAGATACGGCAGTCCAGCGGGCACATCCTTGCGGGCCACTTCGGCTATCGGTAGGCCCCCAGTCGGCCGGACTAGACACAATCCTCCGTCGTCGCGCGGGTATATGATCAGTTGCGCCATGCTATTGATCTCCGTAGAAAACGGCAAAGTTGCCGTTTGTGTCGGCGTTAGCGGACGACACGGTATTGAACGCTTCCAGACGACATGCGCCGGCCAACTGAGACTGCACCGACAGCGCGACGCCCGCGCCGCTCCTGATGCAGGAAGTTGCGACCGCATAATTCGCGCTCGAAAACGGCACTGCGAAATTGACTGTCCAATCCCCGGACGCGTTGTCGGTCAGGGACGAGACGTTGTAGCTCACAGCAATTGCGGCGCCGGCACCATCGAACTTGATCCAAGCCTTCGCCGCGCTCGGCGCGTATTTCGCCACGTCAGGGGTCACGGCCACGCCGCTGGTCGCCGCCTCCATCTGAGCTTGGGTGGCGCGCGGAAGGCTGACGAGCGTCTCCGCCCCGGCATCGTCCTTCGAATAGATCAACCCGTCCGACTTCGCGTAGACCGCGACCCGTCCGGCGCTCGGCGTTGACGGCGCGGCGATCTCGGGAAGCGTCTCGAAACCGGTGTGCGCAACCTCGCCGGTCGACTTGACGCGCAGGCGTTCCGCCGCCGCGGCGCCGGCCGCCATGGTCTTGATGACCAGATCGAAGTCCTCGGACGCGGCGGTCACGTCCGTGGTGACGGCCTCGATCGTCGCGCCGACCTCGTTGTTGCCGGCGGTGGTCTCCGCTTCCAGTTCGATGCCAACGCCGATGCCGGTCGCCGGCGTGCCCGACGTGGTGTGGCTGACCTTCAGCGCCGCCGTGACGCCGTTGGTCGTGGCATTGTCGACCGTGGCCGTGATCTTGGCGGCGAACACGGCCGCAATCGCCTGGCCGACGCGCAAGGGCGTCATCAGCACGTTGTTGAGCGTGCGCGCCTCGGCCTCCACCTGCGACGCGATCGCATAGGTTCCGTTCGGCGTGACGACTGAAGTGCTCTCGATCGCGGTCCCGGCGCCGTTCCACCTCAGGTATTCGCCCGCGATCGGGTCACCGATCGAAACCGACGACGAGGACGACGTCTCCGCAAGCGAGATGACGCGACCGAACCGGCTCGCAATTCGCTGGATCAGCATCGTCAGCTTGTCCAGCGCGTTCTCGTGCGACGCGGCCGGGAACTCGTCGCCGTCGCTGTAATCCGTCGTCTGCGTGATCGGCGGGTCGCGATAGATCACCACGGTGACGCCACTCGCCGGCGCCGTGACGAAGGTCACCGTCCCGCCGGCCGAGACCCCGGCGCCGGCCACGGTGTAATGCGTCGTCGGGGTCTGCAGCGTCTCGACGCCCGCGGCCGAGCGCAGGTAGACCTTCAGGTCCGTGGATACGAGGAAGTAATACGGGAACGAAAACGCCGTGGTCGACCCGTCGCCGTTGTAGCTGACGCGCGAGGTGGCGGAACTGACGGTCATCCGGGGCTCCACAAATGCAAAAAGCGCTCCGGTGGGAGCGCCTCGCTGGAATGAAAAAGGCCCGCGCGACGGCGGGCCTCGGGTGTACGCTGGGCGGGTATGGTCCGCCTGACGATCTACGCTACGTGTCTATGGGCCGGCGCCGCGGTGGTCGGGTTGGTCGCCTACGGGCTGTGGCGGCTGGTCGGCTAGCAATCCCAGGTATGTCGGCCGGACCCGCACTGATTGGGGCCGGCCTCGCTGCCGGTGCTCCCCCAGCCGAACCACCAAACCAGAATGGCAAAGACCGGAATGCCGATCAGGTTCGCGATGAACACCCACATCTCGATGCGGCGCCCGTTGACGGCTAGCCATGTGTAGAGGCGCTGGAGGTACAATTTCAGGGGCATCACGCAGCCTTACCGGTTGAGGCGCGCATGCCACCACAGCCCTGGATTCGGCGCAACCTGCCGCTATTGCTTCGGATCGTTCACCAGATAGCGGATCATCTGCCGCAATCCGGGGTACGAGTTGTAGGGCGTCAGGCGCTCAACTGCATTTTCCTGCGCGGCCGTGGCCGACTCACCGCCCAATAGCCGCTTCGGGATCCCGCCGGCGGTGATCGCGTCTTCCACCAGGCCGGCGCTCGGACCGAGGAACGAGCCGACCGATGTCCGATTCTGGAGCTTTTGCGACATGCCGTCGGTCCGGTCGAACGCCTTCATCGGAGACTTGATCGGATTGAAGCCGGTCGCCTTTTCGAAGACGTTGGCGATTTCCATCGGAACGGCAAGGACACCGGAGCGGTCAAGTCCCTCCCCGATCCACCAGCCCGGGTTGTTGATGGCCTTCTCCTGTATCTCCGGCCGATTCCCGCTGAGCGCCTTCAGATAGGTGATCATCATGCCCATGGCGGTCATGGCGACCGTGCCGCCGACGAAGCGGGATTGATCCTCCTGAAGGCCGCGCAGCAGGATCTTTTGATGGCTGGCCAGCGAGAACGTCTTGAACTGCAGAAGCAGGCGCCCGGTCGGCGTTGCGGCGAACAGCGGCACATCCGCGACCGACTTCTGGACGATGATGCTGTCGACATCCTTGTTCATCGCGGCGCGATAGGCGCGCACCGCAACCGGATCGGTCCACGCCTCGGTGTTGGCGACCCGGACACCGTCCAGGGTCTCGCCGTGCTTTGCGAACTGTCCAGCGATGCGCTCGGCCATGGACTGGTCGATGCCCAGGAACGCGAGGTAGGCTCGCTCCTTCTGCTTGATCGACCCGAACGCCTCGACCCCTTTCAGGATGCGGTTCTGGGTCAGTACCGACGAGAACGACTTCATCGCGTCGGTCCAGATGCGGATGCCATTCCACTTGGAGGCGACGTTGGCTAAGTTTTCGAGCAACGCTTCGGTCGGGCCGCGCGACGAATACGGGTCCACGATCTCGGCAAGTGTACCGAGCCGGTGCGCCAGGACGCGCTCGAGCACGTTCCCGGCCAGTTGGGCCTCGGCGACCGACATCTTGACGGCCTTCAGGTTGGTGGCGAGTTGCGCCACCCCGCCCATATAGGCCGAGAGCCCGTGCACCATGGCCGGCCGCACCGCGTCGGTCAGCGATGCAAGCACCACCTCGCCCATTGAGCGGATATAGTTGACCAATTTCGCGATGCCGACGATCCTGCTGTAGCTGCGCTCGATCGGGCTTTCGTGCCGAGTGCCGCGCATCAGGTCGCGCAGTGCCTCGATGTCGCGGATGTCAGCCGTTTCCCGCTTGCCGAGGCGGGTCAATTCCTTCTCGTCGGTGACGCCCTGTCGCAGCCGGGCATAATCCTCGCGGATCCGGGCAATCGGCCCTTCCATATCAGCCGATCCGAACTTGTTGGTCAGTTCGACGTCGGC